TTAACCATGAAGCGCCGCCTCGACAATGCTCTGGACTCGGGCCATCGTTATACCGGTGTATTGCTCTACAGAAAGGGGGTGAACTGTATGATCAAATAAGATAAGTGGACGCTCACCCAAAGGCATAGTTTTAACTTGAATTTCAAGACCCAACGTTGACGGCTCGTAGGGCAAATCGCTCTGCAGCCACCCGCAGTACGGCGGTTCGGCTTCCCTGCCATCACGTTCCCAAAGCTCACACATTCGAAGAAAATTGCTTTCGCTCAATGAGATCCATGCCAACCAGGCAAATGGACCGACACCGTCGGTTACAGGGATGAGAATACGTCCTAGGACGAAGAAATGCTCGCCATCAATCACGCATTGATCAGATGACAATTCGCCTCGTTCATCTCGCTCCGTCTCTGGAATTGAGTACCAAAGGTCTGGCGCGCTCGGGCCAAAGCACATCGGCAACTCATCGTGCGGCTTGCCGCAGGTGTTACATATAAAACCGCTCACAGTGACTTCCATGTTTGTAGAGAGCCTAACGGGTGAATACCGCACAAGAGCGTTATTCAGCATGCTCGCAAGCCTACACGGCTAAACCCGGTACGTGAACGGATTTAAGTTCGGCTTTCAGCGAATAACTGTTGGTTCAAGGGCAGACGTGACCCGATGCCCCCCTTTCGCTACCAGGCGATGACTATCGGCAATCGGTGGCGGGCACTGCTCAGTCATGACTTCTCTTGGTCGACAGGTGTCCGCGATGACCGTCCGCTTGGGTCGTATGCGGACGGTCGCCAAGGGCGCTATGAGTTGAAAGCCGGTCGCAGCGAGCCATCATATAGCCACCTGTCATTCTGCGCCATCTACTGCTTCACCAGAGGCTGTGCGTTGCCAAGTCTGCCTACGGTTTTCAAGACCGTCGCATAACCGCCCGATCCCTACGGCGCCAGCGACGAAATCGATTCCAAAACAAAGACGAAACGGCACGGCTACAGGCCGCATACTGCAAGGGTCGCCATTTCAGTTTTGGAATCGATTTCGGCTCAGCCTAACGCCGATTGACTGTGACTCTCAAACAAATAGCAAAGCGCCACATTTCCTATACCATCGTAGGAATTGTGGAGCAGACGCTATGAAATCCTTCTTACGAAAGCCGGTTGTATGGAGATTGCTTTTGGCAATGGTAATGGCTGCCATTGCGATCAGGGTATCGATTTGGATCGCGGTCGTGTTGTGGCTCGTAGCCGCAATCCGTGAGCCAAAGACCTTCCTCTATCCGTTTCTGCTACCTCTAGCTGTAGGTGCTTTCTATGCGAACAAGATTGGAGCGCTGGCAGTCGGAGGCTCGTTGATAGTTTTTGCGATATACAGAATCTGGAGGATTCGCAGGCAACCCAACTCGGCTGCGCTAATTCCTCATGCTGATAAATCTGAGGGAAAAGGAGCTGCACCCCAGTAATGCAGCAGTAGTGTGAGAAACGCACCTCAGGCCGCGCAGTTCGCGGCCTATGCATCGGGTGTGTCTAATATGCATTGGCGATTTTGGTCGACTTTGGCCCAGTAAAACCACGTAGCTTTACCGCAGTTTTAGACATCCGAAGCACTCTTCCCTGGCGTTCTGCCAACTACGATCCGTCCTGGCTCGTGCTCAACCCAACCCTCATATCCAAAAAGGCCAATGTGCCAAGCCTCCTCGTGCTCAAGCAGAGCCCAAACTCTTGCCGCTTCCGCGAGTTCCAGCATGTCGCAGAGGCATACATCATCAACTTCACGGCGCCGGCGCGCGGCGAATGCCATCTCGCTGAGCACGGCCGCGCGCCCGTCAGGGTCCGTGACGAGGGCAAACCGGTCATCAAGCTCAGCCAGCCAGGCTCGTGGTAGTCCGCTCATCATTCAGTCCTGCACCACCACGACTGCGCATAGATCACGCCGTCGATCTCCTCCACCCCATTGATGTTCATGCCGAGCTGGGCCATGCCGTTGACCTTGGCGTCGAGCAAGCGCGGGATGATGTCCGGCCCAGGTGTCGGGTTGAACACCCACGCCTGGGTCGCGACTCGGCCCAGTACTTCGCTGTGATGATCACCAATGTGGATGTCAGCCCGCAGGGGCTTGATCTTCCTGAGGCGATCAGAGGGGATGGCCACGCCATTCTCGCGGCGTCGAACGAGGAGGAAGTACATGCCGCACCAAATACTGTATATAGATACAGCATACTAATCCGCAACTGGCCGCTGAAGCAATCGGAGGCGATGACCTGCCCCTGTTTAGCTTCCGAGGATTTTGCTTTTCTCAGACTCGTATTCTGCTGCGGTGATAAGGCCCTTCTCTTTTAGCCCGCCAAGCCTCTCAAGCTTCTGATATTTGTCTTCTCCTGGACTACTGCCATTCGAGCCAGGCACCGTTGTTATGTGCGTCGACGTGGCTGTAGCTGACCAAATTAGAGCGGCCAGCCATCCGATTACTGTCCACCCCAAGAAAAGATTCAGAAGAAAAACTGCTCCAGTGCTGGGATGCCTCCGGCTCTTGGCGTTGATCGCCGGCAGGAGGTACAAGATGGCGCAAACGCCTATAGAAATAAAGGATGTGACGGTGGCAGTGGTGTTCATGCGGACCTCCTTGTGATTGCCGGAAATCTACCACTAACCCGTCAAGGCTCAAAATTGCGCCTGAAAGCCGTAGCAACCTTGGTCAACGAATGATCCGGGCTTGGCGCGTCAACGCGTCATACTCGCGCTCGCATTGCTGCCCGGCGATGCGGGCAAGGTCATAAGATTCCGCCAGCTCTCCCGCTCGCGCATCAGCCCGTATGAGCAGGTCGGAGAGCACCATTGCGGCGCGGGTGGCTGCCTGGCCTCGGGCGATAGCGGCGGTATCCGTGGCGGGGCAACTGATGGTGGCGGCGAGCTTTCCTGCTTCGTCGCGCAGCCGCTGGCCAGCAGCATCGGCGCCAGCAGCGCCAGCATCAGCAATCGTTCGTTGTTCTTGAGCATGGGCTCTAGCCTCCTCCTGCGCCGTGGCGCGCCGTTGTTCTTCCTGCCGGGCACCGCGCTCGCCGAGCACCTCGGCCAGGCGGTCGCCGCTGTCACGTTCAGCTGAAGCCTGAGCGGCCTCGGCTCGCTCCACCGATCTGCCATGCTGGTAGACGCCCCAATAGGATGCCAACAACAGCAACAGGACAATGCAGCGCAGGGGCGCGCTGTATCTGGCTACCAGTTGTTCCATGCTGCCTCCCAGTCGGGAAGGTCGACCGTCTGGCCGGCCAGTTGATGGGTACTGTCCGCCAGGTACTGGATGCGCCCTTCGGTCACGAAGGAGTGGCAGATAGTCTCCTTGCTGCCCATCCGATACCGAGACAGAACTGACGGTTTAAAGGTCGGGGCCTCGGCGTTGCCGTTATAGCCCCAGCGCGGCCCATTGCCTGCACCCACGTTCAGGCTATGGGGGAGATTGCAGCCATTGCAGAAAAACCAGAGCGAGCCATCGTCGGCCTGACCCAGGCACCGGCCAATCGTCTTGATCGTCATGCCAGCGCCCTCCGTACCCCTTCGTCAATGATCGCCGGCGGATATGGGTTGCAGCCGTTCTCGTGGATGATGATGCTGACAACCATCCCGCGCAGCGTGGTCGGGTCTTTGAGGTTGATCGGGTCGGTGGGGCGAACGCCCAGGCGCTTGGCCACGGCGTCGGCGTAGGCCTGGGTGTCGTTCTCGTTGCTCGGCGCCCAGCGGTTGATAGTCTCAAGAACGGTATCGATACCCTTACCGCCCACGCCTGGCATACCGTCTTTGCCCCGGTAGTTGATCAGCAGCTTGCCCAGGGCGCGGATGCCGTTCTCGGGTGTATCGAAGATAGCGAAGCGGCCACCCGGCTCCTTGCCGATCTGGCCCTGCCAGTCGTTGCGTGGGTTGAAGTCGATATTGCCGGGGTTGCGATTGCGCACGCCCCTGGGCTGGGCTTGGGTCATGGGTATTCTCCAGGCAAAAAAATACCGCCAGGCGGCGGTCGGTGAATTCAGTACGGGTCAAGCCGGCGGCGCGGGCCAGCTGATTTCGTTGGGGTAGCCTTCCTGTTCAGGGAGACGATTAAGGGCTACGCGGTATTTCTTCCACAGCGTGAGAGCGGCCACCTCTTCAGTGGTCGCGTCCTCGATGTCGACGGCATCCTGCAGCGGAGCAATGGCGTCGTCTGCGACTTTGCGCAGCCCGGCAATCTCTGCCTGGACCTGCTCCAACAAAGCAGCAGCGGCTGCGGTTGCTTTCATTTCAGCCGTGATCATCATGGACCACTCAATGTTACTCATCTGACGAATCCTCTAAGGGCTGGGCGTTGTAGGGTGGCAGCGGTACCGCACCATCGAAGTCCATGATGATGGGCTGAGGGAATCGGGTTTCTTCTGGGGCGTCGGCACCGTGAGGGAGGGCCAGGGTGATGTGGAGTTCTCCACCAATCCTATCCACAGGACCGGCGAACCACTCCGAAGCAATAGCATCGACCGGCAAGGTGGCCCCTTCCAACAGAGGCCCGAAGTCGAAAACCTCACCATTGATCCTTAATACATCGCCTTCGCGATCAACCATTACCTGTTCGCTCATACGGACCGGCGAGAAATTGATGACCATCAGAACCACCTTCCTATTGCTGTATATTCAACGCAAACATAAGTAGCGGCCCGCGAAACTTGTGTGAACACATAGCCAGCGGGCCAACTTGTTGCCGAAAGCAGCAAGCCGTTGGGCGTAGTGCCTGCCGCTGTAGCGAACCAAGCCTCGCCAACTTCCAGGCCCGCAGTGATTTGGATCGTCGGTGCAGACGAGAACGCTATAGGGAATTGCCTAAGGGGCTCGCTACCGCCATGGAAAACAGACCCAGATGGGGAATTGAGTGTTCTGATGGTGCGTACTTTTGTGGTGCAGATCTGAGTACCATCAGCAAACCGGGTGTACTCGCCATTTGCATTACTGCCGCGCTCAATGATCGCGCCAGTTGGGGTGCCCCCAGACTGGCCGACCGTGCCGACAATGTTTTCCGTTGTGAATATTTCAGCCCAAGTGCCCCATGCAGTTCCTCCCACGTTGCTAATTCGTATCCATTCGCGTGCCTTCAGCGCTGCTCCTGACGTTCCGCTTGAGCCGTAGCTGACAGCGGTTTGAACACGAGAGCTTCCAGTGTACGTTTGCTGGGTTTCAATCCACCAAAAGGTTCCCGCTGGAGGTTTTGCTCCTAACGTAGCGGCGCTGTAAAGGCCAGCTGAACCACCAGGCAAGTTGTCGATGTTCACTGAAGAATCGTTCACATAATGCCCATGCAGGGCGCGCGCAGCGAATACAGCTTCTTGAACTCGGACTACCGAACTAGCGGGCAAGCTGATCGATCCAGCAGCTTGTGCAATGGTTGCCGGCAAAGTAGCGGAGGTACCCAGGCCAAGCCCTGCTCTCGCATCAGTCTGGTTTGCGCCGCCAGTGCCGCCCTTTGCCACCGGCAAAATATCGTAATTTCCCGTTGTACCCAGAGCTGCCAGCTTATTACCGTACTGATTCACTAGGGCGCGCAAAGCATCGGCAGAGTCCTTGACGTACCCCTGCATTGGGGCAAGGCCATAAGTACCTGCCGAAACCGTCGCGCCTTGATAGGCTGGCAGGATGCTCAGCACCGTAGCGCTGGCAATGTTAGTCACCTCGTACCAGCGGCCATCCGGCCCTTGAAACGCATCGCCCACCCGGGCGTTGAGCGCAAAGGCGGTGCCAGTACCGGTCACCGTCGTTTGGCCAGCCGTGATCGCGACCGTACCTGTCCTGTACCAAGGCATGAATATTTCCTTCAAAGTGGTTTCATTGGTCGAGACGCAAATAGCGTGCGACCATTTGCACCAACGGGATTGACGCCGTCGACGTTCTCGCAAAACATCTGAAGCACGTTTCTATTTCCAGGTAAAAAACCACCGTAGTTCGTACGGTACGGCTGGGTCGTCTGGATGATGTTGGTCATCGAAAATAGAGAATTCGCCAGAACGTAATCGTCGTAGCTGCCGGTCCAAGCCATTTGATAGCTTGCGTCGTAATAGTTGCTGCCAGTGATAGGAGTTCCCGCGACTACAAAAGAGTTGTTTGCGGGCTGACTATTCAGAAGTGAAAGGTTCGCGGTAGTGATAAATAACAAGTTTCCGGCTGCATCTTTGACAGAGGCCCCATACTGTCCAGGACTGCTGGTAAATGAACGATATGACGCACAGAACCACTTGATCGTCTGCGGGCTCTTGGCGATATCTCCATGACCGGCGTAGCTGTAAGACCTGACTGTAAATCCGGTCCAGTTACCCGGAGCTCCAGTTATCCTGAACTTGCCAACCATCATGTAATTTGTCGCATTGAAAAACACCAAGGGCCGCTCATAGGTGGTTATTGCGGACGGGAATGAAACAGTCATTGACTGGATCAGTCCTGCTTGTGTGCCGCCGAAAGAAAAGCTTCCGCTTGATGTAACGGAAAGCACCTTATTGACGGCATCAATCTGGGTGGAATTGCTACCATTTCTAGCACGAATCCCATAGCTTCCGGACTCCTCGAACGGTTCGCCGCCCTTGGAGAGGACCATTACTTGCCACGTCTTGGTCTGAGGCTGCCGAAGTGTAAGAGAGCCAGTTCCCCAGAATGCCGGAGGCGACCAAGTTAGCTCGCCGGCATTCTCCAGCGTGTCGACCACAACAAACGACTCAGCCTTGATTTCAGGAATGGCGACTGTCTGCTCAAATGCATTATTCCCAGTGACCTGCATCATCTTGATCGAGCGAATGGGTGTGATGGTTGTATCGAGGGTAATGGACCCGGCTGCATCTTTAGTCCTTAGCCCGTAGACGTCAGCCATCAGGTCATCCTCCCCAGAGCGGCACGTTCGATGCTGTTGGCGTCGTAGGCGTAGACCCCGCCGTTGTTGATCAACAGACTTCCAGTGGAATCCTGGCCGCGTAGGGTGAAGGTGCCATTGACCATGTCCAGCTCAATCAATGGACGCCCCTGTGAATCTACGGCCTGCGAGCGCAGAGTCATCCCGAGGATGATCTGCTGAATGAATGCCTGATTGATAAAGGCTTGGTTGATGAAGACTTGGCCGCTCTGCACCACAAATGGCGACGAGAGAGTTCCGTTCACCCCGTTGACCACAGCGAACCTGTCAGCGCTTACCAGGAACTGACTCTGCAGCCCGGCCGGACCGTTCTCGATGCCCAGGCCAATGCCAGCTGCCACGTACTGCCCCTGGGCGTTGACCTGCATCTTGACCGACCACATTGTGCTGGCCTTCCCGTCCAGCGCCGATACGGCCTGGCTGGTGGTCTGCACTGCAGCATTCGTCTGCCCAAGCGAGGTGTTCAGCTGGTCGATCTTGGTTGCCGTGGCGGTTTCGTTCGTGGCCACTACCCTCTGCAGCTCAGTGATGTTCGCCTCGCTGTCGCTCACTTTGGCGTCGAGCGTGGTGACACGCTCGGCCATGGCCAGATTTTCGCTGGCCCGCACACGCTCTTCGGTTGCGATCGCCGCTGTGCTGTCCCACCCCTTCAATGCATCGGCCAGGTCACCCTCGCCATCATCGTCGCGGTAAGCCGCGCGCAGCGCCTCGAAGGCTGTGGCCTGGGCAGTCACCTTGCCATCGATGGTGCTGATGTTCGTAGTGTTGGTGGCCACCTGCTGGGCCATCCCGTTAGCCGTGACAAGCGACTGCCCCACGTCGATCCAATAGGTGGTGTTCGGCGGAGTGTTCGCGCCAGACGAGTTCGCCGGCACGGCTTGCTTGGCCTGGTAGATCTTTCCGTCCACGACGACCATCTGGTCCTTGGCATAGGCCGTGTCCTTGTCATAAGCCGCCAGCGCGCCCAAGGCGATCTTGTCCTCGAGTCCTGGAATCTTCTCTAGATCCGACAAGATGTCCTGCCCCAGCTCGGTCTTTCCAATCTGGCCTGCTAAGGCCGAAAGCATGGCTGTAACGTCGTTAGACGTGGACGCCGCGATCTTGAGGAAGCCGCTGACACCGTACGCGTTACGCGAACGGATGAAGTAGTAGTAGTTGGTAAAGAAGGCCAGTCCCGTGTGCGTCAGGCTTAACCCCTGCCCCAAGTACAGCGCCTGCCCGGCCGGCGTCTGCGGGTCTTCACTGAAGAAGTACTCGTAGGTGCCGCCATTCAGGCTGTGCAACGGGTTGCTCGGGAAAAGCGTGATGGTGTCGATGGTGGACTGTACCGTGCACGCCTCGGGTATGGGCGGCCCATCAACGTTGACCGTGATACTCGCCTCGCCAGAGCGCGCCAGCGGGCCCAGGGCGGCGACACTCATCGTGTAGTTGCCAGACGGAAGGCCCGAGAGCGGCAGCTGCAGCGTCGTTGCCGGCACTTGCTGCGCCTGGACGGCCGTATTGCCTTGACGCACGGTGACCGCGTAGCCAGTGACGACGCCCGCCGGCGCAACCCAAGACAGCACGCCCTGCACAACCTCGGCAGTGCCATCAGCAGTCCACACCAAATTTGTCGGGCTGCCCAGCCCACCGGTTGGCAGGCTGATGAAGCCGATGGGGTTGTAAGGCTGCCCCACGGCATCGTCGAACTGCGCTGCATCATACTGCTGCAGCTGGGCGGTACAACCTTGGTCCGCGCCCATACTCCAGTTAGTGACGATGAACTCTCCCAGGATGTTCAGCGATGGCAGGTTCACACGCACGGCCCGGCCTGGCCGGCAGTTGTAGCCCAGGAAATTCATTGGAATGCTGATGGTACCGCCCGCACGACGGCGACGCAGTTCGATGTTCGCCAAGCGCTGGGCCTGGTAGGCGTCGGTGACGTAGGAGAAGGACAGCGTTTCTGCCGCCTCGCCACCATCCTCAATCACCCATTCGGCAACGCTGACCTCCGGATAGTCGGTCTCCGTCCACGATTGCGAGGTATCGATGAAGGTGCCTCGGACGGTGTTGATCGCGGCGTCATTAGTCGGCTCGGTGCTGCCAGTGATAGTGCCGACCACCATGTCTTCGGTGATCTCGAAGTCAAAGGGGCCGTAGTAGGCCCCGGCCTGGAACATCCAGCGCCCACCGACACGGATGGTCCGGCCGCCGCACGCGGCCTCTAGCTTCTGGAGCACGCTAGTGCGCTGCTCGTCAGCGCCGATCACGCAACTGCTCCGGTAGCGCGGGCTGGCGGTGTTGTCGGGGTTGGCGACAGACTCGTCGCAGACGTTGGCCCCGCTGGCGAAGGTCTCAAAGACGATCTCGTCGTCCGGTACGCCGCAGCGGTTACGCAGAAACCACAGGATATGCAGTGCAGTATTTTCGGTGTAGATGGACATCCCTGTACGCGGGTCGTAGATGTCGTTCCGGCCGCGCACGATGAAGCGTGCGTCAGGGATGCCAGACGGGAACTTCTCGGCGCTGTACTTGAGCGACAGGCGAACGAACGATAGGCCGCGCCCGATTTGCTCGTTTTTCCAGTCCGGGCAGTTGGCCTTGAGGAAGGCGTTCACCTGGGTCGGGTTGACGACCAGTTCATAAGAGGCGTGCTCTCCGTAGGTGGCGATCTCCTCCTCGCCCAAGTAGATGTTCTCCAGAGCGTCGACGGGGCCCTCGCAGAGTACGTACACCAGGTGCAGCCACTCGCCATCGGTCTGGCCACCAACCTGCTCCTGCGCCCACACCAGCACGCCGCCGGTGCTGACGCGGCCCAAGATGAAGCGCGCCGGCGCCTTTGAGGAGCGGACGGTCTGGGCCGACGGCTCATTGTCGCGCAGCGGCGACTTGGTGTTCAGTTTCTCCTGCTGCTCGGCCATGTAGAAGGCCATGCCGGCGCCGATAGCCGCCCCAACCGGGCCGCCCTGGATGAAGCCAATCACCGCACCAACAGCTACCTGAGCTATCTTCTTGACGCCACCGGACATTATTCAACTCTCCAGACTGCAAGTGGTTCGCACACCACGCGGGCCACGCCGTCGTCAGTGGTCGCCCAGAATTCGTTTGCCCAGTACACGGCCATGGACCGACCGCCAGGTGCGTCGTACATGGCGATGTCGCCGCGCTGAATGAACGCCGGTGCCACCCGGGCGAAGCAGGCATCCCAGGCTGCCTCGAGGCTGCCGTGCCGCTTCTTCAGAGCCCGCTTCGCTCCTGCCTCGGTCCTGTATGTGCCGCGGTATGCCTCAGCCGGGTCGGTACCGCACACCGCTACCGCGCAGTCCGCAGCGAACAGGCAGCAGTCGAAATCGCCCCATGAAAAAGGCCGCTCTAAGGCGGCCTTGATCACTTCGCTGAGGCGTGTGGTCCAGTCTCGGTAGCGCATGGCTATTTCTCGTAGGTGAACGTCGGGGCGTCCTTCTTGGAGCCCCAGTAGATGGGCCATTCGGACATCTGGGCGATGGCGTAGAAGAATCGATCGCCCTGGTGGCGGGCGCGGTGGTTCTCGTCGGTGAAGCGCTCGGTACCCGTGCGGCTCCACTCGGCCATCCGGTCAACGATCGGGACGGTGATCTTGTTGCCGTCCTCACCGTTGCCCGCGTAGGAAAAGGTGGCTGCATCCATGCGGCCAGAAAACAGAATGTCGGCGGCGTAGTTGCCCTGCTCATCGAACACGACAAACATCAGCTTGCCCGAGCGCCCGCGGCATCCCCGGATGTTGGCCTCGGTGATGATGTAGCTGTCCAGGCCGGTGAGGGCCAGGTCGATCGACATGGGCGAGCTCGAGTTGTCGCTCTCCTGCGACTGCCCGACATCCCCGAACTGCCCTACCCCCAGATACGTGATGCCGCCGATCACCAGGTCACCGGTACCTGTGTGCGCGTACACCGGGCCATCCTCGAAGTCGAGCTGGCAGGCGTACACGCTGAGGAATTTGTCGGTGGCGATGATATCGACCACGCTCTGGCTGAATGGGAACGTCGAGGGCATCAGAAGGCCTCCCTGAACTGGTAGCTGCCGTTCGACACGGCTTGGCGCACGGTCATGCTCCAGGTGTCCTGGGTCATGCGCATTTCTGAGTACGGATTGAGGTATTCGATGGCGGCACCAACCTCCAAGGTCTGGCGAATGCGCTTGTTCACCTGCACCACTGCCTGCCCTTGGGCGTTTGTCATGGCTGGTTTGATCACTTCGAACATCTCGCCTCCGACCGTCATGTAATCTCCGACGGAGAACACCGGCGCGTTCGGGGTGGCGCCGCCAACCTGGATTGAGCGGGACTGCGACGGGCCGCTGACGACCTTGAGCGCTCCCACACTGTTACCGCGCCGCCGAGTGAATGCCGGCACGTTGACCGTGCCGAACATCCCATCCAGCTCCCCGAGAAACGAAGTCAGCTGCCGCTCCTGCTTTCGCGTGAGGAGCCCGAACGTAATGGTGCACTGCCAATACGCCCCCGGCTGCCCAACAATCTGCTGGGCGTTCGAGAGCGTCGAGGTGAAGGCGCGGCTGTTGTTGACCAAGCCCCACGTCATTTCAGACGGGCGCAGCGATGCCGGCCATTGGATAGCCATGCAGTACTCCTTTTTGCTATCGGTTGCGGGCGATGAGCTGCCGCGCCGGGCCATTCATCTTGAAGTCGCGAAGGACTAGGTTGTAGCCGTCCTGAGCGCCTTTCTGTGCGGCCTGCTGTATCCGGGCCAGGGTCGCTTCGTCGGCGGTGCCTTGGACCGTGATGTCCTGGTGGATCGCCGGCATCTGCCCCGTAGACGCATCAGGCTGGCTGCCGGCGTAGGACGACGCATTTGAAGCAATGCGCGGTGTCACGAATCCGCCCGAGGCATAGCCCCTGACGTTGAGGCCTTCGAGGTAGTTACGCATGCCAGGCTGAGCAACCACCTCCTTGCGGAGGACGAATTCGCCGCCGTGCACCACGCCCTTCGGCTCAAACTTACCGCCGTCACCCGTGTAGCCGCCGCCCGAGAAGCCTGAAGAGGCGATCGTTTCGCTGTAGCCAGTCATGGTGCCCTGCCCCAACGCCTGACTTCCACCGGTCAGGAAACCGAATGCCGAGCCAAGGAAGCCTGCCGCCGCCTGACGCACCTGGATGCGGATTAGGTCCTCGATCACCCCGTCAGCGAAGTCCTTGAACGACAGCTTGCCGGTCTTCACGAAGGTGACCACGGCGTCTTCCATGTTGCTGAAGGCGTTGGTGAACAGGTTTCGCGTTTGCCCGGCGACGTTCTGCGCCTGCTCCAGGTAGGTGCTGAACGCGGCGCGCGCGCCCAGCGACCAGTCGGATTGCTGCTCGTCGACGCGCAGGTAGTACTGTTCCTGCATTGCCAGGCGCTGATCCAGCGCGCTTTGCAGTGCGGCATTTTCCTTCTGGTACAGGGATTCGCTTATCCTCCCCTCGTTGCGTTGCTGCAGCAGGTTGTCCATCTGCTGCTGATACTGCTGCTCGATGCTGAACCGCTCTTGCAGGCGCTGCTGGGCCTGATCGCCTAAACCTGCGCCGGCCAGGCTATTGCTGAGGCCTATCGAAGATCGTTGAAGCTGGCTGTTCAGGTTGGCTTCGAAGGCTGCAAGTTTCTGCGCCTCTTCGGTGGCCACCTTGCGCAGCTGCATCTCCCGCTCAAGGGCTGCGTTGCGCTTCAGCTGCGCAGTGATCAGATCCTGATTTGCGAGGAGCGACTTCTGGTCGGCGGTCAGGACCTTCTTGTCCTTGATGTCGGCCAGTTGCTGCTCCCAGCGCACCAGGGCTTTGCCAGCCTCGCCCAGCTTCTGCATCGCGCCCACCTGGGCGCCGATAAGGCCGTTCTGCTGCTGGAGCACCGAGTATTGCTGGCGGGCTTGGTCGAGGGCCTTGGTTCCCGCGTCTTCGCGATAGAGCGGTCCCTTCGGCGCTGGTTTGTCCTTGAACTGCTCTCGGGCAGCATCGCGAAGTTGATTTAGCTCTGCCTCGGTGTAGATTCGACCACCGTCGCCGGCGGCAGACTTTTTGGCGAGCTCGTTGATTTCCTTGAGGCGCACCGCCAGCTTGTCTTGGTTGCTTGCTGTGGTTCGCAGCTGGCCATTGAGAGTTTCCTGGGAAATGATGGAATCGCGCTGCCGTTGGCGGTAGTTTTCCTGAGCCTGATCAATAGATTGCTGAGTTTTCAGCTGATCGCCAAGGGCCTTCACTCGGCTTTGAAGGATTTCGCGCTCAGCTTTCAATTCGGCGCTGGCAGCAACTATCTTGTTTTCGCTGGCACGCTTTTCAAGCGCGGCTAGACCTGACTGCGCTTCGGACAACTGCTGAGCCAAACCCTCAGTTCGCCCGAAGTTAACAGCAGCGTCGCCAGCCGCTTTAGTCGCGCCCCAAACCCCGCGCCATGCTTTCTCAATCCACCCAAGATTTTCAACGATCTCTTTCGATCTGGTATCGATTGTTTGAGCATATGTATCGGTGAGCAGCTTGGCTGCGCCGACCGTGTCTCCCTGGTCTTTTAGAGCCTGGATCTGAGCATACGTGCTTGCGGTGAGGAAATTGTATTGGTCATTCAGCTCACGGGCCGCCGCTACGGGGTCCTTGCCGATCTTGACGAATTCGGCGATCGTTTCCTCGACCGCGCGCCCAGTCGCATCTTTCATATGCAATGCAGCAGTAGTGACGACCCCAAAACTATCACCAGCGATCTTTCCGCTATTTGCCACTAGTGCGAGTGCATCCGCTGCCGCGCCAGTAGTGCCAACGGTTGTGCTGATTTGCCGTGCAAGGTCAGCCATAGCTCCAACGTTGGTGCCAGCCGCATTACCGCTGAGCACCAAGGCCTTTCGAAACTCATCTGTTTCCTGAGTGCCCTTGTAATAGGCGATGCCGAGGCCGGCAACTGCACCGGCAAGGAGCGTGTAGGGGTTTATTAGGCCTGTTATATACCCGCCTAGCGCGCGCGTGGCCGGGCCAATGCCACCGAACATGTCTTTCAGCTGCCCGCCCTGCTGGAGCAGTACGGTAAATGGATTCATCCCGCCCTGCAGGGACACAACGATGTCGGTGAATTGAGCAGGCACGCCCCGGAGCGCTGCCGTGTACGCCTTGGTCGACATGCCCGCAGCCTGGGCCTGGCGAGCATACCTGTCCATTGCCTGTTCAGCAGAAGTGGAGCCAGCAGCAAGGTCTTTGATCGACACTCCAGATGCTTTGGCCTGAGCACCTACGGATCCAGTCGCTGACTCAGCGCGCTCACCCGCTTTAGCAAGCTTGTCTAGATCGTCTGCGGCCGCAGCAGCTTCGCCGGATTCAACTCGGATCCCGAGAACAGCGATATCGCCCTGACTCATACTTTCTCCAGGCAACAAAAAACCCGCCGTAGCGGGTCTAGTTAAATTGGGAGGGTCATCCCTCGATCTTTCGCTCGCACAGAGCGCGATCTAAAGATGTTTCGTTGTCCCCCTCGATGGCTACGTCCTGGCCTCCGGCGTCTTTCCAGATCACGGTGTAACGCTTGAATCCGATATATCCACCGAATGCGTTCTTGGCATTCACCTCGCCGCAGACCCAGCCACCCTCTTTACTCCGCTCGTTTCGGAATTGGGCTGATGATGGGTCGGATAGCTTTTCAGATACAGCCGCACGAGCTCGGTCAATATCGCTGTCTCCGCACCCGGCAAGTGCGATGGCTAAAAGCGCCAACGTCATTCCCCTACAAACCATTCCACTACCTCTCAAGTCCTTGTATTTACGAGTCGCACCACGCGGCACTTGATCCCCATGCCCATGAGTATGGGAATTGTAATCTTCTGGCTTGCCGTCAGCCGGTCGCGGACCTTCACTTCGATCATTTCGACGCTGTTGCCGTCTGTGATCTCAAGGTCTGGCCATCCGCTGCTTAACGTGCCGTCGTAGCGCGCATATATCTCAAGCAAATCATGCCAGAAGCTAGCAGGCACTGCTTGGAGGAACTTGAGGACGTCTATTTCAGGGTCTGGCGTTTTTGGCCATACTTCGGCATGTGCCCTGCAGACACGAACGAAGTCATCTCTCACTCCATAAACAGGCTGGTTGAGGCGCCAGTCAATAAACCTGTGCATCTCCTCGATAGCTTGCCTTGGAACTGAGCGAGTATTGGCAATAATCCCGTCTATGCCAACAGCTGTCATCGGGATGAGGTAATGAATGGCATGACATAAAGGCGTGCGCTCTGGGTCGACACTGGCATAGGGGTTTTTATCGATCAGGTAAGGCAGCAAGAGCGACCGAAACAAACATCGCAGGGTGTTACCCTCGCTGTGCACTCCTTTCCATCCATCTTTCGCAAGCAGGGCCAGCGCCACCTCCTCTGGTGATCCGCTGTAAGGCAGTCCCGCTTTCTCCTCTTTGATAGGCCATCCATCTGCAGGATAAGGCAAAACATTCAAAGGAGCCCACGATCTCAGCCCCGGGCTGTCCGGGTTCCAACGCGAGGTTTCCGGAGCAAATAGCGATCTGAGATACGGTTCATCTGCACCGGAAAACCTCATTGCAGACCTCAAATACAGCATCGCGCCGCCTTTTGTGACGTTCTGCAGCGCCTTTGGCCCATGCCGATGGATCGTTTGCTCGATTTCCATCTTGTCTTGAAAGGTCAGGCGGTAGGACTGATCGTCACGGTCGGCGCTGATAGTGTCATCAGGTCCATAGAGGTATGGCTGAAGCGCGTCTAGTGGTTTCACATGCACAGCGTCCCTGTTGAAATTGCAGGGACTTTAGCACTTGCGAGCAAGCCAGGGTGATCAGGGCTCGCTCCGTTCTGCCATCACCGCCAACGCCTCGTTTTCCATAGCCCGAAGGTCATTGAAGGCCTCGGACATCTCGCGACGCTTCAGGCCGATCATTTTGGCGGTGCCTGGAATGGCGGCGTAGTCCAGGCCAGACGGCCCGCCCGGGCCAAGACGCCACTGAGTGCCCAGCGCTTCGAATAGGCAGAAAGCGGGCCATGCATCCGGCCAGACCTCCACATCCTCGACCTCGATATCGTCCAGCGTGAGGCCGAGGAATGCCAGCTGCTCGGCGGACGGGCCTTGCTCATATAAGGCCCGCGCCGCCGCCTTCAGTTTCCCAGGCGGGCCGGGTTGTAGGCTTCCTGGTAGGCGTCCAGTACTGCCTGAGGCGCGCCAACGCAGGTCGTTACCAGGTCAAGGATGGCCGCGTCGCTGAACTTGTCATCGAAGCCCCAGCCAACGGTAACCGCCTTGATCTGCTCGGCCTGCAGTTGGAGCTGCCCCGCAGTGAACTGCTCGAGGCTTGACCCTTCCGCCTTGGCCTTTTCGGCGTTGGCCTCGGCCGCTTGGTTCCAGCTGTCGTAAAGCTTGGCCAGGGCAGTCCGGTCCATGTAGCGGAACGTGAATTCCACTGGCACCGGGTCGCCACCGACGCGCGGGATCTTCACCTCGGCGGTGAACGTCGGGTTCTGCGCGATCTTGATCTTCGGCATGGTGGTTCCTTAGGCGGCCAGGTAACGCAGCGGGCGACCGGACAGGCCGACGCTGATGGTGCGGGTCATGATGTTGTTCCGCTCCATGGTCGGGGTGGTGGTGATGCTGACATAGCCTGGGTAGAGGATCTGATCGCCATTGCGCAGCTTCAGGCGCACCACGGTCAGCTCCTTGGACTCGTCGAACCCTTCGACGGCACCGACGTAGGCTGCGGCCGGCTGGTCCTCGACCACAATGGCCAGGCTCAGCGGGTTGCGGTTGGTTGGGAACTGGCGGTCGTCATCGTCTTCGAGATAGCCGACAGTGGCGAACTGCTGCTCACCGCCCGACGGGGTAAAGCCGGTGACTTTCGAGATCTGCACCCAGTCGGTGACCGGGATCACGGAGCCAAGGCCGGCGCCGGGGGTATAGATCTCGGCGTTTGCGGTGCTGATGCTGCCCAGACCGAAGCTATCGGTCAGCGGATTCACCACGCGCGCAGCTCGGTCGGTGAGCTTGGCCCAGCCAGAGTCGATCAGAACCACATCATCGGCGGTCAGGGCGTGGCCTTCTGCGCTGAGCACGGGCGGCGCTGCGTTGGTGATTGCGGTGAAGGGGACGGCGGCCCCCAGGGTCGCGGCGATCTCAACGATAGCGCCGTTCGGCAGCGGGAAGCGTGCGGCCATGGTGTTTTCCTCTTGGTATAAACGAAAAAGCCCGCACGCGGCGGGTTTAGGGTGTGTTCAGATCAGCGACGGTGCAGAAGTCCGCCAGGCTTGAGCTCTTGCCTGATCACATCGCGCACCGAATCCATAGCATCAATCTTCGATTGCAGCTCAAGGCCAAGGCTGGACTGGCTGATCTGCGTGGCCAGCAACTGCAACACCTCATCCACGCCCGTCGGCTTTTGCTCAGTCTCGATGCCTATCCCAATGCCCGTGCATACGTACTGGCCGGCGGCGTTCTTGGCCATGGTCACGGCGAACCGATCGCTCGACACCGGAAACTGCGTCTTCGGATCCCACCCAGCCAGAGCGGCTTCCAGCGCACCGGTGCGACCCGCGAGGGACTCGTCTGCTGAGGCTCGTGCGTTTGCCTCCTCGGTTATCCGGGAAGCTATGGAGGAGCCATCGACCAGCGCCTGGCTGATGTAGGTGACGCCATCCACAACGATGAATGGCTCTGCCAAGTCCTGCCTTGTCAGACAGAGGGCAGCCAATTGTGCTTCCGACAGTCGCATCTCCGACGCTTCGAGGTCGCCTACACGAACCGGGCCGTGCGGGCCTCCGTTCAGCTCAATCAAGCCATTTTCCATCTTCCAGCCGGAAACTCCCGGCACGTAGTCGGCGCTCTGCATCGATCTTTCCTTCAGGTAGTTGGTTGGTCCGCGACGCCGCGGTAGGTGAAGCTTGCCGGTACCGTATAGGTTGCCGACTCGGTGATGGTTGGGCCCTGGTCAACTGGTTCGGTGACCAAGCCTTCAAAGCCGTTGCGGCTGAGCTCCGAATCCACACGGAAGAGGTTTGAAAGCTCCTCGACCAGCGTCTCGGCGGTAGCCAGAGGCTGGCCTGCCGGGCAAACGATGCTCACCTGGTAGACGCCGGTGTATTCATAGGCCTCGCCGCCTAGGTAGCGGCAGGTGGTTGCTCCGGGCAGCTGAAATGCCTGTAGGTAGGTCTCACCCGGTTGAGCCTCGAAGCCCTGCTCAAAATTCGCGACCCGGATCGGGCGCGCCGACGCCCAGGCCATCAGTTTGATCTCGATAGCCTGCCGGGCCTTTGCTTGGCTCATACGCTGTTGTTCCTGATGGCTTCGTCGACGACGCGTTGGAAATTGGCCAGGGTCACCCTGACCATGCCGGCCGGCGCCTGCGTTGAATGTCCGTACTCGAGCGGAATGGCGTACGGCAGGTTGTTCACGATGTAAGCCGTCTGGCCGATGGTCAGCGCCTGCACCTGGGCGATGAGCGCGGTAATAGCCTCGCTGCCCGACGGGTCTATGCGGTCGAGTTCCTCAGTCGCCGGAGAGTCGATGGAGAACTGCCAGTTACCCCGGAACCGCCCGCCAACGTAGCCCTCGCCCACGACTAGGCCATTGGTGGCGAAGTTCTGCTCGCGCTCCGTCTTCGTTAGGGGCTTGGCGTACTTCACGCCCTTGCGGAGCTTGCCGGCCTTGGTGAAGTTGTCCTGGTTCAGGTTGATCAGGGTATTGCGGACCGCGACCTTGAAGTCGTAGTCATCAGCGGCCTGGTTGGCTCTGGACCGATGGGCCACGTTGGCCGCCCACAGCTCTGGATTGCCGACTGGCGACATGCGGATAACGCTACTGCCGATCTCGATCACAATCTCGCGGAAGGTGGCGTCCAAGGCTTGCTCCGCCTGCTCGGCAAATGCCCGTATTGCCTCAGCGAAACCGCCCTGCTGGCCGCCGTATCGCTGGACCATGTGTGAGCCGCGAGCCATGTCACTTCCTCAGCTGAATGGTCCAGGTCGCCTGGGCCGGATCCTCGGAAACGTTGAGCGCGCGGTAGCCGCTCACCTGATCGCCGATCTTGGGCGCCGCCGGTACATCGGTAACAGCGCCAGCCTGGCCCTCGAACAGTTCGTTCTGCAGCACCAGCAGCTTCACGTCCTCGGTTTGGATGCGTGTGCCGTCGATCTCCTTGGTCAAATAGCTGCCGAACACACCGCGTCCGGTGTAATGGATAGTCGAGGCCGGGACGGTGCCGCCGATCTCGGGGTCGTATCCACCCTTCACCGTGCGGGAACCAGCCACGGCTTTCACCGTGTCGGCCAGGCCATCTGGATCATCGAACGCTTCCGCCAGTTCGGCCTGAAGTTCTTCGCGCATGCCCATGTGAAATACACTCCTGCCTATTCCCTCGGAGAGAACGGACATGAAAAAAGCTGAATGCGAAGCTGCCATCCGCCAACTGGCCCATGAATGGGCAGCGACCCAGCCCCAGACGCCCGAATGGCATCCAAGCTTTGGAGATTTCAAGACCTGGCTAGGCAGCCGCGGGTTTGGCCATTACTTGGATTTCAGGAGCGAGATGCCGGCCAGCGACGAGGCACAGCGATGGTTCAACGATGAGCTCAACCAGGGGTGGCGGGACTGATCGCAATCACACTCGCTTGAGCATCACGGTGCCAGAGCGGCGGATCCATGGAGCGATGAGGTCGAGGGCGAAGTTTTCGCCAGCTGAGCGGTCGACGGAACCCGCGACGAAGGTCTTGCTGGTTGAGGTGCCAGATTGGGCCGATACCGACTTGCTCTGCACCTCGCGCTGGGTGTCTTTGTAGAGCTTGCCGGCTGCGGCCAGCTTGGCCACCTGCGCACCGGCAGTCACGATGGCATCCGGCACCGGGTCTGGCACCGGGCGCTTGATCTTGGCCGTGAGCCAGGCATTTGCCATGGATACGGCAAGGACTGCATCACCGTCGCCTGCCCAGCCCTGCCCGAGCGCCTGGTCGACATCAGCGACAGTGATGAAGTCGGTCATGGCTTATTCCTTCAACGGGATAAGTGCCTGCAGATCGGGCTTGTTGAGGGCGGGGTCGAAGGTGATGCCCTGGGCCGTCAGCCACCCCTTGAGCTCCGGCACTTTCATCTTGTGCGGGTCGGTCTCGGGAGCGCCGTCCTCCGCCTCGATCGCTTTGTCGATCTCCGCTTGGCTGCTGAGAGAGGCGTAGCCTTCTGGCGGGTAAGCCGAGGCCTTGTAGCCCTGCTCCAGCCACTGAGCGATGGTTGGGCCATCCAGGCGCAGGCCTTCCTCGATCTCGCTAACGCTGATGCCTTGGCGCTGGTACGCCTCGCCGATGTGCGGAGCATCGCCCTGCACGGATACCGAAGTCGCGCCGTCGATCACGCCGAAGAACTGGTCCAGGCGGCGATAGCAGGTGCCGCGCTCGTTGCCCGGGGTGTTAGTGTAGATGACTTTCATGCTGATCTCCTGCGCAGGGCGCCAGATAGGCGCCCCGCAGCATTGGTCAAGGGGTAGCGGTGCCGCTGATTACGGCGGCGAACGGAACCTGCTTGCGGTCGAAGACGCGCTTCCAGTTAGCCGCTGCGGCGTACTCGGTCGCGGTCGGACTCAGGTTGCGGTTCTCGCTTCCCTGCCAGCTGAAGCCGGCCGGCTGCAGGATGAAGGTCTTGCGCTCCCACAGCACCTCCGCACCACCACCGTTACCACCACCTGGCTTGCGCTCAAGCTCCACCGGCTTGGTCGGATCACCCTCGCCGTAACCGAAGGCGCCCTGGCCGAAGAACAGCGACAGGTACTGGCCCGGGGCGTAGGTCAGGCCGTCGTCCATGAACACCGGCTTGCCCAGGTAGGTCGCCAGGATGATCTTGCCCTGCGAGTCGCGCAGGTACTCGATCATGTCCTGCTTGACCATCTGATTCATCACCACCGAATGCACGCCAATGGCTGCGAACATGTCGGCAGCATCGCCGGCGGTGAACGCTGCATCCTGGAAGGCATTCGCGCTGATCGACGCGCCAGAGTCCTTCACCATGTCACCGCCGTTGTTTGCGATGTTGGCAGCGATGATGCCGCGGCCAGCGCCCATCAGGTAACGCTGCCACTGGCGGGTCCAGTAGGTGCCGAAGCGGTTGCGGATGTGCTGCATCGGCTCGGAGTTGGCCAGCTCAGCAGCGAGGTCGGAGACGCCGTAGCCCTTGTTGAGGTACAGGGTACGTGCACGCATGCTGCCCTGCTCGGCCTTGCCGACTGCACCCAGATCGTCGGGGTCGTCATTGGAAATGTTCGGCGCCTCGTCGGCGTCGAGATCCTGCCAGTAGCTGATCTCGGAAGTACCTTGGCCGTTCTTGGCGATGTCGTCCAGGGTGGCCGAGCGGGTGATGATGCCCGACTCGAAGACGGCGGTTTTCTCTGGCGAATTCACCGGCTCCAGAGTGCCGTAGTAGTCGGAAACGAAGATGTCCGACAGTTGGGTAGATGCCATGGGTTAAGTTCCTCGGGTGGCTTGGAGTTTCTTGAATGCTTCGGGGTTGTCACGGGCCATCGCAGCGCGCTCGGTCTCGGTGTACTCGCCCCATTTCTTCGTGGCCTTGCCACCGTTGTCGCCGGTCTGCCCGGCACCCTGAGCCCTTGGCCACAGGTGGGTAGCGGTTTCGCGCAGCGATTCCGCCCATTCGAGGGGAGACAGCGGGGTCTTGCCGTCCTTCCCGTACACGACTTCGCCGGCACGGTCAGTGGCGACAGGCTCGCCGTCTTCGCTCAGTTTGAAGGTGCCTCGGGCGCGGAGGATGATGTCCTCGGCAGCCTCTGGCAGTGCGCCGGCCTTGATGGCGGCAGCGCGGATGGAGTCGGCCAGCACCTTGTCGCTGTACTTGGCAGCGAAGGCTTCGGCCTTGTCTGCACGCTCGTTAGCGGCCTTGACCTGCTTGTCCAGGTCAGTGCGCAGGCGCTCGGTGCGGCGACTGATGACTTCGTCCAGTTTGCCCTCGGCGATCAGCTTGGTCTCTTCGTCCTGGCCGGCCTTGGCCAGCAGGCCCTTGACGGCTTCGATGTCCAGGCCGTCGAACTGGCCCTTCAGCTTGTCCAGTTCGGTCTTGATGGCCTTGTTGGAGCCAATCAGCTCGGTGTTTTTGGACTTGAGGCCCGAGACCTCGCCGTCCAGAAATTTCTGTACCTCGCCGCCTAGCGCTGCTTTGAGTGCTGCGGCTTGGGTGTCGTCGAGGGTAAGGCCATGGGCGGCCGGGTCGAAGTCAAAAGGCATGTGGCTATCCCCTTGGGATTGGATGGGCCCGCCTGGCAGGCATAAAAAAACCCGCCGCGGCGGGTTTCGTTTAGATCCAGTGGTCGTATCTGTTGAGCAAAATGTTATCCATCTGCCGTAGGCTTAAAGGTCGCTGAAGCTCAGCTTCGAACACGGACTTGGCGTCCAGATAGATGTTCACATAGTCGCGATAGTTTTCCGCCGAACGAGCGGTAGTAAACGCAAAGACCCACTCCTCCTCATCAGCCACCCAGCTAAGCGCTTTCCGAGCCCTCGAGTCCATCATTGGGAAGTGGTTGGGGCGATGGAAATGGAGATACTTGGATGCGAAGCTACTGCAATCCAGTCCAGTGAAGCCTCTTATCACCTCACAAAGGCGCGCATGTACCCTAATCACATCAGTCATAACCGAGTTTGAAATCCCTTCATCTACGGGCAACAGTTGAAGTAGTTCGTCCACCATGGACTCAGAAACCAATCTGGCCACTTCATGGTAAAACGATGCGGTTGACATCTGCCCGTCCCGCACCCGCCGTCGCTCAACAGAAGCAGCGAGACTCCTTCCGATGATGAGCATCTTCGAAGCGATTTGCCCTATGTCAGCATTGCTTGGGTTTTCTCGTACAAACTGGTACAGCATGCGATTCGCGGGGATGAAAATTCCGCATCCTTCGTTCGTACCAATAAAGCTCTCGGTTAAGTATTCCCTTGGACTGGTTGCCAACAGCATGGTGTCTCTCCTGTTCGTCAAAATCACGATACAGAAGCTATTGGATTGATCAATCCAAACCCGCTGCATGAAACGCCAAAGGCTCAAGCTCCTTGAGCTGATCTAAAGTCAGCGGCTTGAGGTTCTTGTCCAACTGGAGCGCGGCGAAGCGCTCGGCCGTCAGCCCGCCATCGCGAAACAGCTTGCCGCGCACCGGCCCCAAGGCGGCGTCTTGGAAGGCCGCTGGCTGCGTTTTCAGCCACTGGTAGTAGCTCAGGCTTGCAGAGACCTGCCTGCCGCCATCCGCGCCCACTGCTGCCCTCGTGGCGCCCTGTCCGAACAGCGCCGACAGTCTGGTAATCGGCGTGATGGTGGTTCGACAGTAAATGTGGAACGGGGGCACAGGCCCCTTGCCCATCTCGTACTCGCGGCCATCCAGACTCCGGCACTGCACACTGGTCTTTCGGTCCAGGGTGGCAACGATGCGATAGCCCGGCACCACTTCGGCATTGGCCTTGAGTGTTTCCATGCGTGCCGTGGTGGCCACATGTTGGACTGCGGTCTGGACCACTGCCCTGGCGCTCCGATTTGTGACTGCCAGGACGCCGTCCGTGAAGTTCTGCGCGGCGGTACCGCGTATGGCCTGGGTGATCTCGGAATTGGTCTGGCCCTGCACGACCCCCATCCGGATGGCGTTGGTTACCCTGTCCGACTCGATGCGCGTCCATCCGGTCAGAAAGGGCTTCAGCAGCTTGCCGCCATCGACACCGGCCACCTGCAGAGGCTGCATGTTGATCGCCGCCCTGAGCAGCGAATCAGCCGGCATGACCGCATCGATCAGCAGCGCATTGGCCAGGCTGCGGCCTTCGAATGCCGCCTCATACTGCGCGATGTCTACCAGGTCTAACTGTATCCGGTCGCTGAAGGCCTTGTAGATCTCCAGCAGCTTGCCCCCCACCCGCCCCAGGAACTCCTCAAGCCGGCTCCGGCCGTAGGTAGTCAGTTCCTTGCGGGTGAGCTGGTCACGGACATGGGTATCAGCCCGGCGCAGGTAGGTCTCAAACTTCCTGACCTCGCCGGCCTTGAGCCGCTCAAGCAGCACCGAGTGGCGGCTGACCTGTTCCAGCAGCTGCTCGTCCGCTGTTTGCTCCGGTTTCGTCGCCATCGTCTTTGTCCAGGTTGACGCCGCCCGCGCCGTGGTCGTCGCCGATCAGTTCGGCCTCTTCGTCGTAGGGGCGCTCGGGAAGCTTCCCAGTGGTGAGGTACTGCCAGTAGGTCTCGGCGCTGATGGTGCCGGCCATGACACTCTTCTGCAGCTCGGCCAGCACCTGGGCGTTGACCTCTGGGATCACGAACTCGGGCTTGACCGTGAAAACAACATCATCCGGGTTGTAGCCAGTCCACTCAGCCGCGTAGCGCAGGGCCTGCTCGATGGCGGCCGCCGCGGTGATGACGATGCTGTGCAACGTAGCGTGCTGGTCGTTTTGGCGCGTCTTGCGGGCTTCACCCGACTCGGTGCCGGACACGTCCATGACCTTGGCGCCCGCCTCAAGGGCGGCGTTCTTCTGGTCTTCCATCGCCGTGCGGACGGCTTCAATTCCGGCGCCCTGGAACTCCAGATAGCCGCATTGACCTTTCGGCCCCAGATCCCAGGCTGCGGAAGGACCGGTCACACTGAGTTCCACGCTCTCGTCCAGGCCGGATACCCACGGCTGCGGGTGGCTGGTCTGGTGCAGCGCGGTGAAGTAGTCGGCGCTGAGCTGGTATGACTTCAGCGCCGCCCGGGCCATGGTCAGCAGCGGGATCTCATCCACGTCCGGAGAGTTGTCGGTGGAGCCGCAGTAAATGACCGGAATGTAGTCCAGGCCGCGCACCAGGTTGTTGTTGCCGTCGACAGTGCCCAGCGGGCGATCGTCCTCGATCAGCTCGCCGGCCTCGTTACGCACGCCAGTGCGGCAAACCGCGCCGTCCATGTAGAACTCGCGGTAGACCGTCTCGCATTCGTGGCTGTAGCGGTCCTGCTCCATGCGCCTGAACTCGCGGAAGACAGATAGCACCAGGTCCTGCCGGCCGCCTTGGTCGGCAGTATCCCAGTTGATGGCGTTGCGCACTGCATAGGTGGCGAAGTACGGCTGGCCTGCGTCGTCAATGTTGACCACCAGCGGCACCCGGCCATGGGAAATGGCCTGGCGCACGATCCGCAGGAAAAGCTGGGTCAGGCCAAAGCCATCAGCCGTGGCGTTGTCCTCCAGGCCCTTCAGGCCCGCAGGAAGCTTCACCTCGGGGATCAGTCGCGACACCAGGCCCATCATCGAGCGCAGCGAATCACGCACCCAGTGCTCGTACTGAGCCCGGGCGGTGTAGTTCTGGTACAGGTAGGCATTGCCGGCGCCGTCGAGCTTCTCAGCCTCGACCATGCCGCTGGGCTTGGGCAGGTTGCGCGGGCTGCGCTTAATGGCGCCCTCGCCCTCTAGGGCGTCGTCCATCATCCGCCACTCTTCGATGTGAGCGTCGTAGTCTGGGTTGGTTGATTGAACAGGCATTACGCCAAACCTCCGATGCGGCGTGTGCCGGCGGACTGAGTCTTGATCGGGAACCGCTTGGCGATGAAGTAGCCGGCGGCGTCGTTCATGTGGTCGTGCCCCTTCTTGGGGTCCTTGTCCGGCTCACCCTTGTCGGTGTAGGTCTGCCTCTCCAGGCACTGGGTAAGCTGCGGGCACTGGTCGATGTTGACCTTCAGGCGCCGCTCGCCGTACGTGTTGAGGAACATAGCGTTGACCGCGTTGATGCGATCCTTAACGCCGGGGTTCTGTGAGTCGACCACCACGGTGAACCCGGCCTTCTTGAGCAGGGACAGGTCAGATTCACTGGCATTCTTGCTGCTGGTGTTCTGGCCGCTGGCGTCTGGGTACACGGAAACGCTGTGACCAGAGAAGCGAACCTTGATCTTCTCGATCATCTCCGGCGTGTCACGCACCGAGTGGAACTCGTCCAGCGCCAGCGGCAAGCCCTCACGGACCACGTACACAACCGCGGCCATCTTCATGACGTTGAAGTCCATACCGATGTGCAGGGCCTCTCCCGGCTTGATGCGCTCGCTGGTGCGGCAATCGGCCCGGTCGAAGGTGTAGTAGACGACCCCGGCGTAGTTCTCGAACCCGGCCTCATATTCCTGGCGGAACGTGCGCGGGTCCATCTTGCGGCGGGCAGCATCCAGTTCATCAGCCGGGACATTGCCGCCCTGCAGCGAGGTGTACTGCCAGCTCTTGTGATCAGGCTCACCGCCCGGCTGCCCGTCGCGGTAGGTGTCGTAGCAGTGGTTGAAGCCCTTCGGGGTGCCGATACGCAGTGCATGCCCGCCTTTCCTCGACTCCCCGGTCTGAGGGATCGTGTACTGGCAGGTCGAGAGCATCGGCCTGAGGACCTCTTCCCAGGCTGCCCACGGGCAGTCCGCCCATTCATCCACTAGGACGAAAAACAGACCAGAGCCCCGCAGATTGTCGTAATTGTCCAGGCCGACCACGCGCATGATGTGTCCGGACTTGAGGGTGATCGAGCACTCGGTTTCGTTCGGCCGTGCTGCTCGCCAGGCTTCTGGGATAGCCTGCTTCAGCCGGCGCCAGAAGACCCGCTTGGCCTGCTTGAACGTCGGCGCGCCATACCAGATTTCATCCTCAACGCTCACACCCCACTCTGCAGCCAGTCGGGCCGCGCGGCGCATCTCAGCCTTGCCGAGGAAGGTCTTGCCGAACCGCCGACCACAGACCGCATCGCGGAAGCGCGCCTCAGGCTGGAAGCCCCAGACGTAGATGTTCGCCTGCTTGGGCGTCAGCTTCACCGGCGGGTCATAGGTACGGGGTAGTCGGGACACCTTCGTCTGGCTCCAGCTTGTACTCAGCAACGGCGTGCTGCTGGTCCGCCTGGGAGCCCAGGGGCTTGTCGGGTTCGATCTTGCGGTTAACGTACATGTCGCCGCATTCCTTTGCTGCCTGCTCGTACAGCTGGGCAGTCAACGCGAGGTTGCGCATGTTCTCGGCTTTCTCAGCCATTCGCCCAAGACCGCGCAGGCGGAACGCCCGGTTGGCAATGGGGATCTCCGCTGTCTCTTCGCGGAATCGCTTGCGAGTGTCCTCGAACAAAGCCACCCAGCGTTTAGCAAGGCCCTTGCCGGAGTACTTCGTGGGGTCGTGTGTCTCCACCTGCTGGCGGGTCACGGTGATGCTGAATTCTTTCTGGACGGCCTCTACCACCTGTGAAGGCGTGTCGAAGCACGCCAAGGCCTGAACGATAAAGGCCTTCACGTCGTTGCTGAGGGCTGCCATAGGCTGTCATCCGTCCAGAGCCTGTCCAGAATCACGCCGACTTGAGCAGACAGGTTCCGCAGGCCCTCGAAATGTTGATCTTGGCCACCTCAGGCGGCCGGCTTGCAGCGTCGATCAGCTGCTGTACATCGTTGCTGGCACCGTAGCGCCTCACCACTCCGACGAACTCCTCGACGTCGTGCCCGCGCATCTCAAGCTTGGGCATGCCGTCATCACCGAATGCCGGGGCGCCGTACTTATCGAGCTTGTGGCCGATGTGGTACAGCTCATGTTCGACAAGGGCGCAGAATTCGTCCTCGCTGCACTGAGCGCAGTAGTCGCCGGCCAGGGTGATGAGGAACTCCGGCTCTTCGCCAAACCAGTCCCGCATCTGCTGTTCTTGGCGTGCCTTCTGCCACCCACCGGCGCGGATCATCAGCTGCTCGGCCTGGCCCAATACCGACCTGCCCTTCTTCGCGAACGCAGAGGAAGCCCACAGCACACCGACATTCGCGTCGATCAGGTGGGCGTGCTCTTCGTTGTGGATGCTGCCGGTGGTGCCGAGGATCTCGGCTTGTATCCACTCCCAAACCTCAGGTGCCGGGCGAAGCTCCAGCCATGGCGACTCCAGCAGCTCGGCCGGTGGCATTGGTCTGCTCATGAATCCTCACCTGAACCATCCAGTCGCTTCTTTACCACAGCCACGGCAGTGAACTGCGCCACTGGCTTGGCCTGGCTTGCGCATGATGAAGAACGTTTCTGACCCGCAGTTGCAGTGGAAAGCCTCGACACCTGGTTGTGGGCCGAATGGATACTTGAACGCGCCGTGCTGGGTTCCGCACTTCGGACACTCCAGTTGCGTGACGCCTACCGGGGCAGCCGCAACCCATTCATACCGACAGTTCGCGCAGATGCACTCGCCGGAGGCGTGCGGCTCTTCGCGATCTCGCGGCTTAAGCTCAATCACGTTCATTCGGCCACCATCTTGTGCGTCTCTGCATGCGCATGGCCATGCAGAATCGCGACGATCATGCCCTGCGGCAGGCCGGCGTCTTTGGCTTTAGTGATCGCCTTCACCATGGCATCGTCAAGCGCGTTGATTGCTGCCACGACATCAGGCGGAAGTGGCAGTGCGGGGTGCAGCCGGGTGACATTCGACATGGAAAGCTCCGCGCCACGAAACGGCGCTTATTGGAAATGTGGCGCGACTAGGGCGATACCCGATTGAGGGCCTCATCAGCCTTGTCTGCGGCCTGGGTGGCGGTGGTCGCGGCCTTCGACGCCTTGGTCGCGGCGCTCTCCGCCTTCCGGGTCAGCTCATCCAGACGCTGATCGCGCTCTGCCATGGCGGCATCGTAGGCCTCCCGGATCTGCTTCACCTGGCTAGCCTGGGTGCTGGCCATGGCCCAGTAAGCCGACTGCCAGCCCAATACCGCGCCGCCGGCGACCAGCAGAACAGCGATGATCCAAACCTCTGCCCGGCGCCACCAGCGGCGGGCTATGAATTCAAGTGCGCATCTGTCCATCAGGAAGCACCTCCCAGCTTTCCGCGCAGGCGGGCGAGCTCATCGCTTTGTGCGGCTACGCGCTCATTGAGCTGGCCTACCTGACTGGTCAGGGCTTCGATCTTGCCCTCCAGGCGTCCTACCGTAGCCACCAGGTCATTTCGCTCCTTAGCGAACTGGTCGGCGCGGGCCTCAGCTTCTTTCCGGGCCTCGCGCTCGATGTCGAGTAGTTCATTCAGGCGCCGGACTACACCGATGTCGGCAGTGTCCATTGCCCTATCAGTGGCATCCCGAGACAGCCACTTGCGCAGCCACAGGAAGCCTCCCAGCAATACGGTGCCCGTTCCGCCCAGCCAGGTGGCTGTGCCTGGGCCGAGGTCGGTAGGGTCCATCGAATGCTCCAGAAATGAAAAAGCCCCGCACAGTGGCGAGGCTTGAAAATGGGTGGAGATGCCAGCCCTGTCTGGGTGGTGTCGTGACGTTTCCCTCCAGTCCCCACGCTGACTGTTACCCCTGCGCCGGGCTTTGATCATCTCCAGATACGAGCCACAGCAGACGGGGGTCAAGACCCAGGTGAAGGCACTCTCAGGCGGTTAACCATCAAGCGCCTCGGTCACAAATTACTCTCGCCCAGACAGCTCCAAATGCCCGTCACAACTCAATAGCGCGTTCCACTTTTCCTCGCCTACGTCGACAGGCACCACCCACCAATTGGTAGCAGTATCGTAGGTTGCACCTGGCAGGACTTTGACGCTTTCAGTGCCTGTGGAAGGGGGGTGTTTTTTGAAATACGCCTTGACGGACTGATCAAAAAAATCTTGACCCTTGTCAGAGCAGGACATATTGCCGCTATCGTCACAACCAGCTAGTGCTGCTAGTAGAGCAGCACCGATGAAGATGCCTGGACGCATAGAATTCCTTATTTACGACCGCTGAATTTGATTTTCTGACTACCTTCGATGACGATCTGGTAGTCGTTGGATCCAAACCTATCCCCCAAAAACCGAAGGAAATCGGTAAGTTTTTCCTGCATGTACGTTCGGTTGCTATGGTCTGCGTCATACCGATCTGGATTCAACGAATAAGAGCCGTTGAACTCCCAGCTGCCGTCAGCTCCGACGTTCAGCGTACCACTCACGTTACCACTAATGCGACCGAGTAGACCAGCCGCATGGAGATTAAGCATAAATCGGAACGAGTTGTACTGGAATGGCTCGTTGATAGCATAGGTTCCAGGGCCGTTAGCTGCTACAGCATCCATCACCGGTTTGAAATCCGAGGGAACCATCGAAAGCCCGAGGGCGCCAATGTTAACATAACGAGTTGCACCACCACCAAAAAGCCAGTAGTAGATCCCGGCGATGGGCATTAGCGCGGTACCAAAAAAATCATAATGCTGCTGACTAATAAATTTCTGGGTGGATTCTTTTTCCGCCTTTAGAAAATAGTATGCCTGCGCATAAGAAGTTTGAGTGCCGCCTGGATAGGTGAGTGCATAAATACCGCTGGAGCGTAGATTTTGTAGCATGTATTTTTGGCAATCCGCATGAAGACGAAGCTGATCTTTTACTTGCGCCTCTGTCAGCCCCACAAACCCGTTGAAACATGCTTGAAGCGATCCCTCGCTGTCGCCTTTATTTGCGATTGGAAACAAATTCTCTCCATTCGCAAAAGCTTTCTTGACCTGACCACTTGCGATAAAGTTTCTAGCTCTGTCGACGGGGGGGCTGGATGTGGGCATTGATGGCGTCCCTAGTCCGCTAGAGGCCTCAGGCGACCCATAGGCATAAACGTAAGTTGGTGGTAATTCGATAATGCCACTCATAAAAAAGCACCTTTTGAGTTAAATGACTTTCGCGAATAATTTCGCTTGTATGTCGCTCAAAGGCGATGGCTCGGAGCTCGCGGCCCTCACATGATTCAACGTCCCGCACCGGGAGCACTTGATCTGGAGCTGGGTAACCCCGCCTGCACGGGCGAGGAGTCGGTTGCATTTTCCGCAACGGATGTCTCTAAGCATCTGCAAAGCCTTAAGTTTTTCTGCTAGGCTCCGCCCCGCTCGCGCGAGCAGTGGGGGCCTTGGCTGGCTTGCAGGTACAGTCTGCGATCTGGCGTCTCCCTTGGGTGTTACAGCACCCTCTGGAGTCGCCCTCTCTTTTTCTCGCCGCACAAATGACAAAGCCTCGACTAGTTCGGGGCTTTTGCTTTTCTACGGGCACAAAAAAACCGGCGCTTTGGCCGGTTTCTGGGTGAGCTTGCCGAAGGCAAAACTCTAACAATGGACAAATAGTGCCATCACACGTGCGGGAACGCAATAGGCCCTCAAGCGGCCTCCTTCATTTCGTAGATTGCGGCCGCAACCGGTGAAAGAGCGCGCTTGTCGATATCCTCGCAAACCTCGAAGCAGATCTGCACGAACGGCTCCCAGTCGCGGGCCCAGGCGCAGGACGGCAGAGTCACGCCGTACACGTCGTCAATCCAGCGCTTGAACCACTCCGGGCTGGCGAACGGGTCTTGTGCCGAAGACTGGCCGCCCTGGTGCATGCGGCGGTACCGGAACATCACACCCTTGGCCACGTACTCGCAGCGCTCGCGCTTCGCCGCTGTCATCCGACCGGACCGGGCCATGGCCATGCTGAAGATCACTTCCTCGGCCACCTCGCGGTCATCGTCTCCGCAGGCTGGGGCGTACATGAAGTTGCCAAAGGCGCGGAGACTACCAGGAAGCTTGAAGATTGCCGCCTGCACACCGCCGGCCAAGGCCTGGTGCACGGCATGACTCGCCTTCCGTTGCTTCTCCGTTGCCTGAACCATGGTGCCCAGCAGGCCCAGTTGCTCGATGAATACACCTTGGCTGTCCCACGGGATGTACAGGCAGTCGTGCCATGACTGCCGTGCGCTGTTCAGTTGCATGGGCCGCCCTCCTCGCGCTTGCGACGCGCCTTGACCACCATGCCGCGCACCATGCAGTAGCCGGCGATGATGAAGATGCCCAAGGCCAGAAGCTGGGCGCTGTCGATTGGTGTCCAGTTCATGCCGCCTTCTCCTTCAGCTGCTTAATCTTGTCGCGGTACTCGGCCTTCAGGGCCTTTAGCTCGTCGATGGTGTAGCGCTGGGCCTTATGAGGGCCTTCCAGCCAGGCAACCTGCTCGGCGCCTATGCGCTGCACGAGGTTGATCCGGTAGTTCACGATGTCGCCCGACTTGTGCTGGTTACAGGGCACGCACTGCTTGTGGCAGTTGAGCGGTTCGAACCGAAGCTCCGGGTTGCCGCCAACTGTGCGGTAGTGCCCGGCGTCGTACTTGCCTTGGTGGTGCCGGCCGCAGCTGATGCATGGCAACGCTTCGTCGCGTAGGCGCACCCACTGGTTGAATACGGCCTGGGCCTCGCGGACATAGTCGGCTCGGCTCTTGAGCTTCTGCTTGCGCACCTGGATCTCTTGGCGCTCACGCTGGGCTATCGCCTTCCGGGCCACCGCCTGGTTCTCTGGCTTCTTCGCCAGCTCCAGTGCGCACTGCACGCTGCACGCCTTCTGCGTCGACAGCGATGGCCGGAATTTCGTCCCGCAGGCCTTGCAGGTCTTCTGCTTCACTTCCTTGAGAGCTACGCGCATGGCTCGGCCTCCTTGGCTTTCTGCTGCTCGGGTTCGAAGTCACCGCGCAGGGGCATCAGGCTCGTCTCTGCATACGCCACGCTGCGGTCATCACCACGTCGGGCGCAGATCCAGCCACGGGCCAGGGCCGTGTAAGTCAAGCCGTCAGGCCCCTTGAACGATTCGCCCGGGGAAAGCTTGTGAAGGAGATCAACCACCGCTCCAGCAGGCACGCCGGGAACCGGGTAAATGGTCAGTGCCAGGTCGCCTACATTGAACTTGCTCATCAGTACCGGCCCTCCCACAGATCCTTCTGGCTCCAGCGAACCTGGTGCTCGGCGCCGAAGGCCTGAATCCACTCCAGCAAGCTCGCGCACTGCTTCACACTCAGCTGGCTCGTGCGCTCGTACACGACGTCGAAGCCGTTGCCGTCGACCGCTGGTATCAGTTGAGGCTGTTCGCCGCTCTCACGCAGCCAGGCGGCCGTCAGAAGGCGCTTCCAGATCAGGACGTCCCACTTCTTGCCGGCGTGCTCGACCTGCTTGGCGATGTCCGACAGGCAGGCGTGGAGTTTTTTGTTCTGTTCGCTGCTGCGGTCCTGGTCCTTGATGACGATCTTCTTGGGGCGGGTGAAGTCCTGGGCCTGCAGGATGCCGAAGAGACGATTGGCGTCGGCCATGCTGTGCATCACGAAGTCAGTCATGGCTGGCCCCCCTGAAACATGAGCAACAGGCACAAAACAATGAACGCGATACCCATTACATCGGTCATTCCGCCACCTCACACACCGGCCAGATCAACTGTGCCTCACGCAGCGCGCCGGCACGGTCCAGGCTCTGCTCCATCAGCACCATCTGGAAGGCCTTGGGGCCTACGATCACGGTCCATACGCGCTTCATGGCCTAGCCCTCCCGACGGCGCAGTTGTAGGTCGTGTTTCCGATGTAGAAGCCACCGATGCGATCGCAGTCGTTCTTGATGCTCTCGTGGGCGCCGACCCATCCGCCGAGCGCGCACAGCGCGAAGACGAAAGCCAGCCACAGGGAATTCATCACACCCCCTCCCCGGCCGGCTGCCCGGCGCGCTTGATGTTCAACTTGGCCAGCAGGTGTGCACGGCACGCGGCGGCGCTGGTTGGGATCTGCTGGAGGTCCAGCAGACGGGCCTGGCGCTGGCTGGCGTACTCGTCGGCCAGCTCGCTCAGGCTCTTCTGGCTGTCGTGTCCGATGCCGACGGCGATGTCGCCCAGGGGCTTGCCGGCGACCAGCATGCGAATGGTGATGTCGTAAGCCCGGGCGAACACCTTCTCGGCCCGCTCCACCTCCATTGACCCAAGGTTCTGGGCTTCACACTGCAGGGCCGCGTGGCGCACCGCTGCGTGCGTCCAAACGCGTGACCCTGCCCTGCTGGGGTGAAAATTCTCCAGCGCCTCCGCTAGGGCCCGTGCAAGCGGCGGAATGCCCATTTCTTCCGGGGTCGGCTGGCACAGCTTGATGAACTTGCCGCTGCTCGGGGCGAAGTCGGTACCCAGCACCCGACACTTCTGGATGCCGAAGCGGATCTGCTCGAGCGTATTGATGCCCGCGGCGATGAAGGACTTGATCCAGCTGCGCTTGGCAGCCTTCAGGGATTCATCATCCGGCCAGGCCTGCTTCCACGCTGGGAAGATGGCCTGCAGTTCCTTGAACAGGGCGTTGACCACTTCGGTGGTGCCCGGGTCCAGCTGCTTGGCCGGGGTGTGCACCTCGGCAGGTAGGTTGCGGGCCTTGGCCATGATCTGCGTCACGCTGCGCAGTTTCGACTTTGCGCTCATAGGTCACCCAAGTCGTTTGCCCAGGAGGTGTCATTGAAGTCCGGGCCATTGGCCTGACGACGCGACGGGAACTGGTGGACGTTGCATACAGGAGGCAGCTCGTCATCCCAGCGTTTGCCGTTCAGCCAGGTAGCCGGGTGCGGGATGAACTGGCCGCCGTCCTTGGTCCAGTCGGCGGACACGCTCCAGGCTGCCAGCGACGTAGCCATACGGTCGAACAGGTCGGCGTCAACCTTGAGCTTCGTCCAAGCCTTCTCGGCGTTGGCCTTGCCCACCTTGCGCGGGAATAGCTTCCAGAAACGAGCAAACAGGTCCGCGTCATCGCCAGATGACGAAGTCTTTTGATCTTGTTCTTTCTCTTCTCTTCTCTTCTCTTCTCTGGTCCGCGTTTTGTCCGCATCACTTGCGGACGAATTGCGGACAGAATTCGCCTTACGCGACTCGCGTTTGCGCTCGCTGTCATTCGCGCGGCGCTTGGCGCTGGCCCCGTTGTGCTCATCAAAGCGAGGCATGACAAGGCTTCCATCCTCATCTATGTCAGCCCACTCAACGTCGATCATGGCCTGCGTGAAACCTGGCCAGCCGATCACCGCATCCATAGCATCAGGGGTGTAGCCATGCAGCACGCCGTCAGCAGAATGGGTGTCGAAGATGCTCCAGGCGACATGCAGTCCGCCAATCACCCGCAGTCTGTCCGCACGCAATGCGGACACCATGCGGAAAACTTTCGGATGGGTCTGAAGATCCACGCGCATTTTGATCCAGTCTCCGGCCATTACGAACGTCCTACGCCGACCAGGCCGGCGAGCTCAGGGAAGCGATCCACGTACCAGTGAGGCTGCGTCTCGCGCGGGGATTGAGGGCTGGTCAGGTTCTTGCCGAAGCGCAGCCCTTTGTCGGTGATTGCCCAGAAGGTCACCATTTCCTGCTTGGAGTTCTTGCGCTGCATGACCTTGAGCACGCCGGCCTGCTGCAGGGCCTTGTTGAACGACGCAGGCGACATGCGGATACCGTTGTCCTTGAGTAAGGTGGTCAGGGCCTTAGTCGGCAACGAACTGCCACCAGCTGCGTCAGCCGGCGCATCCACGGCATAGCTGGGGAGGAACTTCGGATCGAGGCCGTTGCTCTCGGCGATCTTGGCGAGCATCTGCACTTGGCAGGACGCGGCCGGCTTCAGCAGGCGCGTGAAGCATTCCATGATGGCGATCTCGCCGATCACCTTGGTGCCGTTGAGCATGACTGCCTGGCGCGCTTCGGACTGGGATTCCAGCTCTCGCCAGCGGCGAATTACCTTCATGCGCAGGCCGGCGCTATATCCGGTCAGAAGACAGTCGGTGTGCTCGCGGTCAAGCAAATACTCGACCTGCTCGCGGTTCTGCCCGTCCAAGTAGATGTGCTCAAAACTGAGTACATCTGCTTTCAGTTCGGCCAGCATGGCCACAATGTCGCGCTTCACGTTGGCGTGGCGCTTGCCAGTCAAGCTGGCGATCTCGCGCGATGACATGGTCCGCGCCACGAAACCGTGGTTCGCATTTTGTGGCGCGGGCCGGTTGAGGGCCTGTACACTTTGGGTCTGCATAGGTAAAATTCCTGAACAGAGTTTTTGTTATGCAGAGAGCCGGGCCGCGAACCTGGCTTTTTTGTCTCTGCGATTTGGCGTCCCTTTTGAGGGACTGGCGTCCGGGTCCCTAATTAGGGATCGGACGGTCACCTTGGCGCCGCGAACGGCACCACGTTGCTGCTCTTGGGCTTTCCCCGCTGACCGAGGAAGTGCGCGGTCCTTTTCAGGATCTGCGCGGCCAGCTCATCGGTGCTGACACCGACCTCCTCCGCCCAGGCTTCCAGGTCCGCGAAGTCATTCCGGCGGAACCGGGCGATCTCCACGTCGTGCTGCTGAACTGCTTCGTTTGCAGGCGACATCAGTCCTCCCCTGGACCTATTCAGGCCCTAGCCTTCTTCTCGTTGATCAGCGGCAAGTGGCCGTGCTCTTTCTTGAACGCCAGCGCGGCCAGGATGATTTCCCGGCCCAGCACGCTGTGCTGCGCCTTGAGCTCCAGGGCGTACCCCTTCAGCTCGTTGAAGTCCTCGTCATCCAAACGAACCTTGACCTGGTGGTCGTGGCGGTGAGCTTTGTCGTCGTAGGCCATCGGGTGTCCCCTGCGCGCTGGGTAAATCGTTCGGGCTTATCAGTTACGTGTTAGGGCCGGCTCAGGCCCTGCGATGGAACGGCGTTACAGGTCCCCGTGGATTACGGGGCTTGGTTCGGCTGGCCAGTTCTCGACGGATCAACTCGGCTGCGAGGGCTTCGGGGCTGACGCCCCTTCTTTCCGCTTCCCGCTCAAGCTGTTCCATCAGTCCCTGGTCCAATCCGATTTCTTCAATCGGCATAGGGCCTCCTACGGGCCTTCAGGCCACGTGCTGATCGCCGGTATTCTCCGAAGACAGGGCGGCCAGCTGAGCTTCCAGCAGCTCACGGCAGAGCACAGCGCGCTGAGTGCGATGAAATTTCGCCAGCGCCTGGATCAGTTCAAACGTGTCCTCATCGACCCGGACCTTGATCTCGCGGTCATGCAGGTGCTTGGGGTTGGCGTACATGCTTGGGTGGCTCCTTGCGGCTATGAAATTGGTTAGGCAGCGACTTGCTCAGGCGGAAATGCATCGTCGAGGGCGCAGTTGGCGCCAAGGACGTTCAGCGCTTCCACGATGAGGCGCGCCTCTTGGAGGCCTGGATTTCTCAGGCCTGATTCGTAGTTGGCCAGGCGGGACTGATTCCAGCCGAGCTGACGTCGCAGCGCTGCCTGGGTAACGCCAGCCCTTTCGCGAATCGTTCGGACTTGGTTCATACGGTCTTCCTCCATTGATGACCGAAGGATAAACACGCATCGTGTTAATTGCAAACACAATAAGTGAAAGCCGGGTATTTCGTTTCGTGATGAAATCCCGCGCATGAATGAATCACTGAGTCAGCGCATTAAGCGCTTGAGAAAAGCGACCGGGATGTCACAGGCGCAGCTCGCAGATGCCTGCGGCTGGAAATCGCAGTCGCGCGTTGGGAACTATGAGGCGGGAACCCGGGAGCCAACCCTGGCCGACATCGCATCAATAGCTTCCGCCCTGGGCGTAGACCAGTCAGAACTCCTTCTGAACGCTTCCACTGCCGAGGCAGAGCCTGCATCTGGACGCACCACTGCCGACCTGGTCAAGCAAATGCTCGCCAAAAGTGGAAAAGGCATTCCAGAGGAGGCCCGGCAACGGCTTCTAGCTGCGGCCGAGGAGCCATACGATAACGGCCAGAGTGGTGCCGCTGGCGTCGTAACAGCCGACTTCAACCGGCCAGGCCTGGTTGGTGATGAGGTGTGGATTGCCCACTACGACGTGCGCGGCGCCATGGGCGGCGGTGAGCAGACTCATGACTTCCCCGAGATGCTGCAGGACGTGCGGGTTAGCCCCCGGCATCTGCGGGAACTGGGCGTCGAGTTCAAGGAGCACTTCCACCTGAAGCTGGTCACCGGCTGGGGTCAGTCCATGGCGCCCACGATCAAGAACCGCGACCCGCTGATCGTCGATGTCAGCATCCGTGATTTCGCCGGCGACGGGATCTACTACTTCTCCTGGGGTGGCCACGAATACATCAAGCGGCTGCAGATCGCGGACGAAGAGTACTTCGAGATGATCTCTGACAACCCGAAGCACAAGGATCGGATGATCCGCCGGGAAGAAACGTACATCCAGGCTAGGGTGCTGCTGGTGTGGAATGCTCATTTAGTATGAGTAGGCAGATCCCATTCCACCTGAAGGTGGACTTCAAATCAGTACGAGAAACGGATAACTCATGAAGCGCCCATTGATTGAGCCGAGGCTAGTCGGCAAAAGGTTCGATGACCATACGATTCCGCTAGAAATGCTCAAAGACCTTGCGGTCCTAGAGGAATTTCTGATTGCGGTAGCTAAGTGGATTTATGTACAGGACAACAGTCGGCAGCGCACACCCAAGGGCTTTACAAGCCCGCTTACGCTTGCTTTGTCTGAAGTAAAAAAAGGCAGCGCCTGCCCAGCAATAGTCATCGAGTACGAAGATCCTTCAGCAGGGCTGTTTCCAGCTGCCAATGAGGACTTCTTTTACCGAGCCGCAGACGCTATTGGCAGAGCAATTGATGCAGCGGAACACAACGAACCCATTACCCAGCTCCCGGCAAATCTTCTCGGATACTTTGATCGCTTTGGGCGAGGATTGCGCGACGGTGAGATCCTTGAGTTCTTCCCTGGAAAAGCGAGACCAGCAAGGCTCACAAAGCTGACGCGCAGGCGCCTCCTGCTAGCTTCCCAGAATGAAGAAATCACTGAGGAGGTAACCGTTCGCGGGTTGGTTTCAGAACTTGATCAGGCGAAAATGAGCTTTGAGCTTCAGTTGCCGACTGGTCGTAAGATCACGTCGTCTGTGGATGCGATTCACCTCGACACCATCCTCGAAGCAACGAGCGGCTACAGAAAAGGCGTGAAGGTCTCGATCTCTGGTGTAGCTCGATTTGACCGGCACGAGCGGCTAGACTCATTTGATATGATTGAGGATGCCGTCATCATCGACACCAATGATCCCTTAGCTCGCATCGACGATCTCAGGCTTCTGAAGCCTGGATGGCTCGACGGAATAGGCGCCGTCCCTAGCAAATCTGAGTTCGATTGGCTCGAGTCGTTTTTCACTTCATCCTATCCGGCGACTCTGCCGACTCCCTACATCTATCCGACCGAGGATGGAGGGATTTTGCTTGAGTGGAGAACAGCTAACCAAGACATGAGCATGGACATTGACCTCGGAGCGCGCCAGGGTGATGTGCATTGTTTCAATACCCAGACCAAGCAAGAAATCGCAGAAGTTTTTGATTTAAGTGACCCTGAGCACCTGCAAAGTCTGATTGACCTGATTTCCAAGGCTGCTAAGGGAGAAATTTAATGAAAGGAAACACGCGTCTTTTGCGCCAGGTTAATCCAAATTGGATTCAGGACGGTCGGATCACATCTCAGGCTTTCAGCCCTACGCCCAAGGATGAAATGAAGCTTTCTTGCTACGATGGCGATCTGATTGATCCGCCTCAGGCTCACGAGCATTTCGTCGATACTCTTGGACTACGCTCGGTCGGGGTGCTAGCCGTCACTGTTGACGAATGCCAAGCCCTGGACCTCCCTGCCCTACCTGATCCAGCCCCTTTCAAGGAGCACGCGATCATAGATTTTGAAGGCAATGGAAAGAGTGATATCAGGCGAAAGTCCAAAGAGTTAAGGTCACTCGCTGAGGCTCGCGATTGGCTCTACAAGCCCTGATGAGCAATAGCCCGCACCTCGCGGGCTTTTTCATGCCCGTCAGAAAGGCGCCACTTCCTCCACCTCAACCTCGCTATCCTCCTCGATGATGAAGTCGTCGCGATCTTGAGCTGCGCTCACCTCCCATCGCACCGTCACGCTCTCATCATCGTTAAACGTTAGGTCCAGCTCTGGCGTCTCGGCCAACAGCCCCATCACCTCCTCCCACTCCATGTCGCCATCCGTGTCCAGGCGATGGATCGTCACCCAGCGCTGTGTCTGCGCGATCGGGTGATTGATCATCGACGACACCCGTAGGCTAAGCCGCTCTAGCCCGGTCATTTCCTCACGCTGTTGCATTGCCGCCTTCTTCTGCTTGGACATAAGCACCTCTCCTTTACTGTATATCCATCCAGCATTTGTAGCGAGAATACATCACGCCTCGTGAAAGGTGAACCCGCCGTGTAGGGAATTTCTTTAACACACCAATGAAAAAATAAATCACACATCGTGTTGACATTAAAAACACGATGCGTGATATTTGGTTCAACACGCAGTCACCAACCAGGGACTGCCGAGGCCCTCAAGCCTCACCGCTCTTTCACATTGATGGGAACCTCGCGGATCGATCCCGGCAACGGCACAGCGCGAGCAATAAATTCGATCCCCATGCCAGCTCTGGAACTGGCCAGCTCAAAGCCATGCGGCGCGCTCCCTCACAGAAAGCGTCAAGCGGGCCAAGGGTTGAGTTGCAAACGCTCCCTGCCGGGTAGCCCTCAGAACGGGCTGATGCACTGGTAAAGCGGGCCACGCCGGGGAACCGGTGGAGGCTGCAGCAAGCAATACCACGTATTCACTGAAGCACCTGGGCGACCGGGTGCTTTGGGAATCCACTGGAGGAACACGAAATGGGCTTGGACGTTTCTGCATTCAGCAAACTGGTAGAGGCACCTGACGCCGAGCGTGACGAACACGGCGACCTGGTCGACTACGACAACTACCGCGACTTCTACTTCAACAAAGACTTCCCCGGCCGCGCCGAGGGCCTGAAAGAGGGAATGACGTACAAGCTTGGCGAGGAAGGCTCGGGCTTGAGCACTGGATACGGTCGCTACAGCGCCTGGCGGGAGGAGCTGGCGAAGCTTGCCGGATACCCAGCAGAGCCTTATGAGCGGTACGGGAGAGTAGAGCAGAGCCATTGCATGCCTTGCTGGAATGGCGCTCAAGGGCCTTTTGCCGAGCAGATCAACTTTAGCGACTGCGACGGCACCATCGGCCCAGTGGTCAGCGCGAAGCTGGCCAAGGATTACGCCGACTTTGCCGAGAAAGCCGAAGCCGTTGGCGGCTATTTCTGGGAAAAGTACCAAGAGTGGAAAGTGGCATTCGAGGCCGCTGCTGACGGCGGCGCCGTAGTTTTCCACTGATTTCACTGGCTGGCCTTGGCGACAGGGCCGGCATCAAAGCCACTTCACTGAGGCGGCTTTGATGCACAGGAGGCCCCCATGGGAAGAGCATTGGTTCTTGGGGTCGGTATCAACGACCTGCCCCGCTATCACAACTGCCCGTTCTACAGCAGGTGGAAAGGGCTTCTCCGGCGCTGCTTCGGTGAGCGCGATGACCGCCACTATGAAGGATGCCAGGTGGCCGAGCAGTGGCTTCGGTTCAGCGCCTTCAAGGCTTGGATGGAGCAGCAGCCATGGCTTGGCAATCACCTGGACAAGGACATCCTGAGTCCGGGCGAGAAGATCTACCGACCGGAAACATCGGTGTTCGTGCCAAGCATCTTGAACAACCTGGCCATCGACAGGCCATCCCAGCGGGGTGAGCTGCCTGAAGGCGTAGCTCGCATTCGGCGCGGCAAGCCATTCATGGCAAGAGTTCACTGGCTGGATGGCAGCCGCACCAGCGTAGGCAGCTTTGACTGTCCGTACGAAGCGCACAGGGCCTGGGCCACAGCCAAGGCCGGCGTCATCCGGCAAGCGGTCGACCAATACCGCACAACCGACAGATTCGACGAGCGTGTCTGCGCTGCCCTTCTGAACAGGGCGGATCAGCTCGCTGCAACCTGAAATCAACCGCCCTGGAGGGCAACCAAATGCGACCAGTTATGACCATGAGGGCGCTGCACGACGATCGTGGGCGCCGGACGGGGATCGAAGACGCGGCCGAAGGCAAGTTCCATGGCTGGGGCGTTGAGTACGAAGAGTTCGAGAGCGGCCCAGGCAACTACAGCGTCGCCATCGTCGAGATGGCAGATGGCACGGTCCAGACGCTGATGCCTTGGGCGATCCGCTTCTTGGATGGTGAGGACGCCAAGCAGCAGGCCCTTAATGACTTCCTCGCTCGGCCAGCCATTGGCTGACTGATTCCCTGACAGCCGGAAAGACGGCCCGATGCCCTGCTCCCCATCGCAGGCTGCACCGGAGTGTGATCTGCCAAGTAAGTAGCTGCCCCGGCGCGGGGGCAGATGAAAACCGGTTACGCGGCGTTAAACCTGGCGGCTGGCTTGGACGCGACAGATCACACCCCGATGCAGAGAAGCGCCCAGCTCAGGGCGCGGTTACCGAAGCACCTGTGGACGTCCCTTCCCTCGCCTTGAGGGTAAACGAATTGCGCCGCTGGATGGGTCCACGCCAAGCCAGCTGCCGAGGTAGCGCCCGGCCTCTGCATCCCCTTCCCTTCACTTCGACCGCATTGGCGGGCGCCAGGCTGGCTTTTCACGCCCAGTTTGGTCACTGCGCCTGGTGCCCGACCAATGCGGTCATGAGGACAACCCATGTACCAGCCACCAGAACCATCTGGCGTAGGCCGCTGCCTGCGCTGCGCAAGCTGCATCGAAGAATCCGAGCAGGTCGGCGGTATTTGCCACGAATGCCAGCCCGCCGCGCAAGGCGAGCAGCCAGCGTTTCCGGTCCAGGCCAGCGACTACGGCGGCCACGGCACCTGCTTTGGCCTGACCATTCGCGATTACTTCGCGGCCCACGCACCTTGCGTGCCTGATGACTTTGGCTGGGCTGCCGGCGAAACCGATCTTGTCCAGCGCATGACGCGCTGGCGTTACGCCTATGCCGACTCAATGCTCGCCGCCCGGGTGAAGCCATGAGCGGCTGGATCAAGTGCAGCGACAGGCTGCCCGAGGAGATCAAGGCGGATTATTTGATCGTCTGTGAGTCCGGCGAAGTCGCGCTTTCCGAATACGTCTACGACGACACCGAAGGGTGGGGATTCTGGTACGACCCGTACGCGACTCATTGGATGCTCCTCCCTTCCCCACCCACCGAGTAACCCACCACCAGGAGGCGACCATGGGCGAACAGTGCATTGCGCACATCTGCAAGATCTGCGGCAGCGCCTGGAAGACCCGGGATCGCGCCAAGAAACACGTCAACCGACGACACAGCGAGCAGGTATCTCACCGGCGCGGCCCTGGCCAGCATGTTCGCTACCTCTGGATTGACCTCGAAAATCATCAAGTTCGAACCGTAGGAGGCGACCATGGGCGCACTTCGAGCAGCACAATGGCGGTATGACCATGCTGAGCCTGAAGACGGCTCAGCGTATCAGGAAGCGGCGCAGAACTGGATCGAGAGCAAGGCTGAGGAACTGGTCGGCGGCTGCGACGTGCTGATTCCGCAGCGATTCGGCGGCCCGGTCGGCGTCCGCCAAGAGCAGTTCGTGGCCAAGGTGGCCGAGCACCTTCGCGCTCTGCAAGAGGCTGAGAAGGACGACCTCAACGCCTTGGCCCTCCTCCTGCTTCAGGCGCAGGCCGGTGGCCCAGTGAAAAGCATGGTCCCTGACATCCTTGGCCCAAGCGACCACGTCAACGGCAAGCTCTACGAGATCGCTGAGTCAATGCTCGATGAATACGCCGAGCAGGGCCTGCAGTACGAGGCAGACGAGGCGCGCCTATGAGCCCCCACGTTCTGCTCGACAACGAACTAGAAGCGCTGGCCGACCCATCAACCCCGGTGAGCTGGTCCGTGATGATCCAGAAGCAACTAACCGAAATGATGGCCGACCAGCGCATCACCATCGAAGAGTTCAACCACTACTGCGGGCGCCTCAACAAGATCGTTGGTGGGCGCAAGGAGGTTGCATGACTACGCCGATCTTTCCATCGACCATCGACGACCAGGTGGCCGAGGTCGCCCAAGCCGTGCCAGACGATCGAATCCTGCTGGTGTTCAAGGGCCTGACCATGGAGGACGCCATGAACCAAGCGCGCCTCGCTCACATCGAGAATCCTGCGGCATGGTCGGGCCGGGCCTACCTCTGCGGCATGTGCACCCTCGCCTATGAGGTCCGCACGTGAGCCGCCAGCAGGCCAGACGCTGGGCGTTCTGGCGTGGCTCGTTCTCCATGCTCTTCGCCTGCACCTTCTTCATGCTCGCCAGCGCACTGGCCGGCAGTATCACTTCCTGAATACACACCCGGCGCACGGCGGGCCTTCGGGATAACCGTACCCATTGCGGGAGCGTAAGCGGCGAGAGCGCGCAACCATCCGCCGCAGCCAGGGCCTGGAGCGTACCTCCGTGCCTGGGTGACCCGGCATTCCCCTATTCCACTGACGGCGCCGGCCTGGCGCGAGGTTTTCCAATGTCCACTACCAACATGCGCGTCTGGGAGAAAGTCCAGACGACCGACACCCGATTCACCAAGGACGCCAAGGTCGGCGGCCAGCAGATCACCAGCCTGAACGGCACCGCCATGATCATGAAGGCCACCGAGGTCTTCGGCCCGGCCGGCATCGGTTTTGGCTGGAACGTGGTCGAGGAACGCTTCGACAAGGGCGCTGAGATGTTCAGCGGTGAAGGCGACAAGCGCGTCAGCCTGGGCCACGAGCTCAACCACACCATCAAGATCACCTTCTGGTTCGTGCTGGACGGCCAGCGTGGCGAGATCGAGCAATACGGCTGCACCCAGTACCTCTACAAGTCCAAGTACGGCACAACCACCGACGGTGAGGCGCCGAAGAAGTCGCTGACCGATGCGATCAAGAAGGCGCTGTCCATGCTGGGCTTCAGCGCTGACGTGTTCCTGGGCATGTTCGACGACGTTAACTACCGGCAGCAGCTCGAGGCTGAGCAGGCCATCGAACAGGCGGAAGACCGAGAGGCTGAGATTGAGCGCCAAAAGCAAGAACGCCTGGACTTCCTCAAAAACACCATCGAGACGATGCAGGGTGCCCAGAGCCTGCAAGAACTCAAAAAAATCCACGACCACGCAGTTCGCAGGCTAACCGCCCGCCAGGACGAATCTGGCGTTAAGCGCATAGCCAAGGAGCTGGTCACCCTCTCGCCTAATTTCTCGCAGGAGGCAGCAGCATGACTCAGCTTTACGCACTCACCGGCCAGATGGCTGATCTGGCTGCCATGTGTGACACCGACGACGAAGGCCTGAAACAAGCCATTCAGGACACCATGGCAGGCATCCAGGGCGAGTTCGAGGTGAAGGCCGACAACATCGTCATGCTCCGCCGGAACATCGAGGGGGACATCGGCGCCATTGACGCTGAAATCGATCGTCTCACCGAGCTCAAGCGAATCAAGTCCAACAGCGTGACCGCGATCACCGACTACCTGCGCCGCAACATGGATGCGGCCAACATCAAGTCGATCAAACGCCCGCTGTTCACCATCAGCCTAGTCGCCGGCAAGGAGCGTGTCATCGTCGATAACGAACAGGCGGTGCCGGACGAACTGACTTCGGTCGTGACCAAGATCGCGCCGGACAAGAACGCTATCGCCGCAAAGCTCAAGGCCGATCGCGAGCACAACGAAGCCGTCCGCAAGCGCATGGCCGCCGGCGAAGACTGCGAACATGAACTGATACCTGAGCCAGCCTGGGCGCATTTGGAGCGCGGCGATAGCTCAATCCGCATCAAGTGAGGTCAGCATGAACCCATCAATCGACCTGGAGGCCGCCAAAGCGGCCTTCTTCGCATCTGGCGGTCAGCTTGTTGTGCTGGAGGGCTTTACCTACCGGCCACTGCCGGAGCGCAAACATCCACAGCCCAAGCACAAACGGGCCAAGCCAACTGAGCACAAGGCAGTAAGCCAGCCTAAAAGCCGTGCCAGGGCCCGCGCCGAAAAGGTTGCCGAACTCGCCAAGACCATGACCTGTGGCGAGGTCGCGAAACTCCTAGGAGAAACCAAGAGCGCGCTATGGGGTGTGGCGGCACGGGAAGGCTTCAAGTTCGCCAGTCCGCCACGACAGCCCAAGCCGGTGAAAGACCCCGTAGCCCAAGAAAAGGCAGACCGTGCTCTCGCAGATCAGATCATTGCTCTGCGCGACTGTGGCATGTCCCGCTGTCGAGCCACGGCAAAACTTGGAATCGGAAACCGCAAGCTGGAACGAATTCTGGCGGCCTTCGGGATCAACTTTCCGCTGCAAAGGCACGGGGGTTCGGCATGCCAAGAGTGAAGCCTGAAAAAATCCACCCACTCCCCTATTACCAAGGCCGGACCGCTCGTGCTGCCGGTCGCTGCCGGGCGTATCAGCCTCACCCTGAGATGTCGGTCGACAGCGCCTGGTGGCTCGGGGGCTGGCACGACTGCGACATGGAGTTATCGCATGAACCGAAGAATCAGCCGATCGCTGCAGCTGCACAGGCGGCGTGAGCAGTTCAACCTACCGCCCAGCGGATTGAAGGAGGTGCCGTATGGCGATGGACCAGGCAGAGCGCGACCGGCGCCGGCGCGAGAAGGCCGAGAGCCTGCAGGAAGAAGACCTGCGCTTGAAGGTCCGACCAGGGACTAAACAGGCACTGCTGGAGCTGATGGAGTGGGCCGGTATCCAGGAACAGGGCGAGGCGATGACGCTGATGATTCACCACATCGAGGCGCTCGGGCATCACGCGCTGTTCCGTATCGCGCGCCACGAAGTCGAAGCTCACCGATCTGTGGCGCGGACTGAGCCGCTGAGGCTGTCGGCCAGGAAGCGGACTGGCCAGAACCTGCGGGCAATCTGCGGCTGGGCTGACGCCACATCCAGCCAGATGATCGAGGCTTTGATCCACGGCATTCATGCACTGGGCAGGCTGCACGCGGCGAAGTTTCTCACCCCGCCGCGGCATGAAATCAGAATCTCACCGCGCCTGGCCCTGGCCTTCGATCGGAAGAGCATGCTGATGATTCAGCAGGACCCGGGAGACGAAGTCTTTTTCCCAGCCTCTTAAATTCAAGACGAGGCGTTGAGTACACGTCTGATTACGGAAACGAAGGTCACATAACTAGCTTGTGGATGATCTTGGCTGACAAGCTCTTCCCCGGCTGAAGATAGAATTGCTCCGTTCTGACTAACCAAGAATCGGGCAACTTCGATGGGTTCAGCGGAAACCAAAGATTTGGTGCAGACAACAGCCTCAACCATGCCGAAACCAGTCCGCCAATCTCCTTGGCACTGTACTGAAAACTTCTTGCCCATCACCTCGCCATCTAGCCGGCTCTCTCCCGAGTCCGGTGACGTCAGCACTGCACCATCTAGGTAAAGACTACCAAGTTCACGCCAATGCCGGAACATGTCGAGCAGCTTTGCCTTTGCCAATTTGGCAGCGAAATCAGCCGACGCAATACCTCCACGAAATAGGTCGGCATTGTACTCAAAATCGCTCTTCTTCATCTTCATTTTCCTATTCCGGCTCCATGCCGGTCACCCGTAATACCCCATCCCAAACCAAATTGCCACCATGCCGCATCCGGCCACGGAGTGCGGCGTATGCATGGACAACACCATGAACATCGAGACATCGACAGTCACCAAGCTGCTGATCACCGGCGCCGAAGGCCTGGACCCGATCAGCATCTACCTCGAAGACTTCGAGCCCTGCAAAGGCAAGATCACCGTCAGCTGCTACGACAAGACCTGGCACGCCTACTGGGGAGGCATGTGGGACGGCCTGACCATCGGCCAGTTCTTCTGCAAGCTGCACGACGCCTACATCATCGGCTACTTCGACCGGTCGCTGAGCTCTCGCCGGTTCAGTGCTGAAGCGCTGGCCGACAAAGCGCGAAAGGTAATCGTGCAAATGCGGCGTGATCGGGATCTGGACGCAGAAGACGCCCGGAGCCTGCTCGACGAGGCCGAGGATGTTCGCCACACCAGCTCGCTCGATGAGTGCGGTGGTGCCCACCGCGAGTTCATGCATCGCGTGTTCGGTGACGACTGGTGGAACCTGCCGGCCGATGCCATGGAGCCAAACCCAGATTGGGCCTATCTCTGCCGAATAATCGAGACGGTGCAGCATGCCCTGGCCAAGCAGTTCCCGACCGACGCCTGATCCTCCGGAGCTGCCCGCCAGCGCCTTCCCTATTCAACGATAACGAGTACTCGGAAGCGAAGTCGGATAATCGCGAGGACAAGGAGGACTGCTAGAGGTCAGCAACCGGTAACCTCATAGCCTTGATTGAGTGAGAGAGGCTTGGTGAAAACTATGCCAGTGACCTTCCACGATCCGTACTTGCTTTAAGACATCTTGATACATGGAAAAGTACTCTTGCTCTTGAAAAGCCTCAGAGCTCACAGCGGATTTGATGAGGCGGCCAATATCGTTAATCGCTCCAGTGATACCTAAGTACCCTCTGACCAGATCTCCACTGCCTAGCTCGTGGGGCGGTAGAAGACTCAAAGAATAGACGGATGACTCCAACAACTGACGGTTAACTAATTTCCAGTTTTCCTTGAAGTGATAAACGCCCGGCTGTTGTTGCACGAAACTCCCCAGGGTAGAGACGAATGAGACCGCGCTCTCCAAGACGGCAGCCATGGCCTCCGTCTTTTCTCTGGCGGCCTGGGCAGCTAATTTCTGCTGACCTCTCTGCTGGGAGCTACTAATAGCAAAAGCCCCCCAGATTGAAGCGATGGCGCCAACAGCTTGGACCCAAGAAGCAACGCCAGGGTGAAGCTCAATCCAACCAACTACATCTGCTAATCCCATTTATCACTCTCTACGCTCATTTGAAGGCGATCACCAATACTCCACTTCAACTCATCGCGCTACCCCAAGCGAGGACGGTGCTTGCCCTGGAGATTCCCATGAGCAACTACAACTGCGACTATGTTCGCCGCCACTACGGCGTGCCGGCTGAGATCGGGCGTCGGGTCATTGCCAACGGTGAGCCCGGCGTGATCATCGCCGACCGCGGCCACTACATAGGCGTAATCCTCGACAGCGACCCGAAGAAGCGCATCCGCAACTACCACCCCGCCTGGGAGATGCAGTACGGCGAAATGGCCGAGAAGCTGCCGCTGAAGCGCTACCAGGTTCTGGTCGCGGGCTGGGACTGGTGGGACATCACCAACCGCACCATCGTCGATGTGTTCGCCAGCACGCCGTCGCAGGCCAAGTACAAGGCCTATGAACGCTGCGAGTACCACGACATCGAGTGCATGTTCGGCTTCAAGGTTCGCCGGGCCTGACCCTCCGGCGCTGCGCGCCAGCGCCTTTCCCTATCAGAGTAATACGATGTTCTCAGCTCACACAGAAGCAGCCTTGAAAAAACTAAGCAAGTAATCGCCAAAGCCATTGACAAGAGTACCAAAAACGACAACACCTATCTCAACCCACTTAGCGCGATCCAACTGATTCCTTTTAAATTCTTGAAACTTTCTCCTGACTTCTTTCGCCACGGCTTGCTCCAGCTTTTCTTGATATCCTGGCGGCATCTCACCACCAAAGAATGAACGATTGGTCTCGACGATTTCGCTAAGAATTTTCGGATAGTTCTCAGCGAAAAAGCTATCAACTCTCACCGTTATTATGTCGGATATTTTTATAGTCGCAGACAAAACTCCAACCACGATTATTAGTGATCCGAACCGATTTAACCACACTGATTCTCCTAAGAATCCAATAGCAAACCCCGAAAAAAACAGCGTGGCAGCGATCCCTATAGCCCACCACTCTAGTGGGGTCATCCGCAGCTTCATAATTCATCCGCCCAAGCTTTAACCCCGCAAACGTACCTCACTTCTTTGAGCAAAGCCATTCTGGCAAGAGGCTTCCCATGACCAATCGAATCGTCTGCCAGTTCAGTTGCGGCGCCGCTTCGGCGGTGGCCACCAAGCTGGCCCTGGCCGAATACAGCAGCACGCACGACGTTCAGATCGTCAACGCATTCCTTGCCAACGAGGAAGCCGACAATCGCCGGTTCGCCCAGGACTGCGAGGCCTGGTTCGGCCAGCCGATCACCGTCCTGCGTGATGAAAAGTACGGCGCCGACGCCCACGAGGTGTTCCGCCGGGAGCGCTACATGAAGGGTCGAACTGGTGCCCCGTGCACCAAGATCTTGAAGCGGCGCTTGCTGGATACGTGGAAGCAGCCAGGCGATGTGATGGTGTTCGGCTACACCGCCGAGGAGGTCGATCGCCTGGAAGACCTCAGGGAGCGAAATCCCGACCGCCCAGTGATCGCCCCGCTGATCGACCGAGGCCTGGGCAAGGACGACTGCAAGGCAATTTTGCTGCGCGCTGGCATCGAGCTGCCGCTGATGTGCCGGATGGGTTACGACAACGCCAACTGCATCGGCTGTGTGAAGGGTGGCGAAGGATACTTCCGGGCGATCCGCCAGGACTTTCCTGAGCAGTTTGAGGCACTGTGCGCCATTCAGGATGACCTTGGCGAAGGCTCCTACCTGTTCCGCAACCGAACCACCAACGTGCGGATCTCTCTCCGAGAGCTCGGCGACGGTCCGGTTCGCCGAAACGAAAAGCTGCCAGCATGCTCGTTCTTCTGCGAGCTGGCCGAAGCCGACATCATCGCCCGCGCCTGACCGGAGACCCTATGCCCATCACCTACGGAAACGTCTGTAGCGATATTGGAGCTGCGACTTAGCCCTCGCATCTGCTGGGGTGGACTGCTGACTGGCACACCGAGATCGAGCCGTACCAATGCGCCGTGTTGGATGACCACTACCCCTAAACGCCGAAGTACAGTGAGGTGACCTGCCAGGCTTTACGGCAACGCCCAGCAGGACTTACCTAGTAGTCTGGATAATTATAGCTGCGGGCAATTTGAGTTTAGAACGTCATCAACTGTCTCAAGATACTCGCGGCAAAACTCGACGCTTTTCTTAGCCAAATAAAACAGACAAACATAAGAGTCAAGAATATGACTCCCCTTTATTTCAGGCATAATTTCCGGTGATGACGCTATCTGCGAAAATATCATATCGCGCAAAGCTACATCATTTCTCCCCATCTCCTCGAATTTTAGGATTGACTCCGAGTAATTCATGTGATCGTACGCATGCAAAAACTCCAAGCAATCATTTCGAAGTTTTGGCCAGTCATCCAGCTGAGCAAACCTTAACAAATCATGCAGCCCCTCAACGAAAATCCCCAAATCCTTGAAATAGTATTTAACCGTAGATGACCGAAATGCATCTCTTGCGAGCAATGTCTCCTGATGCAGAAACCTAAGATCTTTGAAATGGAAATTATTGGCAACCTTTCCATTGAGGCCGAAAACAACATCTAAAGAAAAGCCCTTCCTAGCTTCGGGAGGGGTCGTCAAAAGCCAGAGCCTAACCGCATAACGCTCCAACTGAAACTTCACCACACTGTGGTGACTTAATAAAATCGCCTTATTCGCTTCGTAGCGCTGATTATTAAGCAATTTTTCGTTTCTAACCTTTTCTTCTGCGGCCGACCTAGCAGATAAACGGTAAGAGCATGCGTTCAGAAATAGCCCAGCGCAAACAACCCCGCATAGCACCTCTAAAGTGACCAGCATTCGTGCTATCTCGCTACTGGGAAAAATATCACCATATCCCAAAGTAGTAGCCGTTACAGCGCTAAAATAGAAAAAGTCTATATAATCAGAGAGTTTGCCTGTAAAATGATCCGCCCCTAAAATACAATAAACCAAAGCAAAAACCGGAATTAAAGCCACGAATGATAAACCAAATATTATCGGTTCCGCCATCAATGACGGAGCTGTATTTATTCGCATCTATTGCCTCAGTATCACTCAGAATCTTAAAGTCGGCCGTAGAGCCGAGTTTGCTCACAGCATTTGCTATCAGTATTAACTTCGCAGTGAGCGGTGTGATGGTAACCGGGGTGCGGTATGCACACCCCACCGCCCAAAGGTCAGCGTGATTGTCGACTGGATCGGCCCCCGGCGCCCTGATCTAGCAACGGAAAAATCTAGATGCCGCATTGTTGACTAGCGCAGCGGGAGATAAAGCTTAGTCTTCCACTACCTCATTCCACTGAGCTGGAGTGGTTGGTGAAGCCTGAAGCTTTTGCCAGCGCACACCGCAAGCCTTGCATTTGTAAACGCCGCCCAAGCCGGGAACGACTTCGAGCACCTCGAAGTTTCCGGGTCCTTCGCGGTCCTCGATCTCCGAGAATGATTCGGTACAGCAATCACTAACACCCATTTCATGCCCTCAAAATCAAAACGCCACTATAGCGCGATCCTGTCACGGAGGTGCACTGGTCAGGGCTAGATTAAAGCAGACGCACCAGAGAACATTTGTTCTCCATCCCAGATGCAACCCCTCTCCCCTCTATTCACTGCCGCGATATGGCGGCCAAGGAACGACCGTGCCTGTAGAAAAAACTGCTCTCGACTCCATCGATCTGGACGCTCTGCATGTCGCCGCCAAGGCCGCTGCCGAGGATGTGATCCGCTCCCACGGCTGGAAGGGCATGGTCGAAGACGCCGACCTGCTGGGAACCGATGAGCGTTACCTGGTCCTGGCCGACCCGGCCGTAGCTCTGGCTTTGATCGAAGAGGTACGCAACTTGCGACAAATGCTGCAGCAGCCCCGCGTGCCGGACGGCTTCGCTTTGGTGCCGTAAAGCATGTTGCTCAGCAAGGACCTCATCGGCGTCATCAATTTCCACTGCGGCGACACCGACCAGGAAGATGGTGGCCAATTTGGGCAGTACACCGATGGCCGGCTATGGGTCGGCTACGTGCTGGACGACGATGGGAACAAAGTCCACGGGCTGCACATCGCGACCGATGAATACCCGGAGGAAGGAAGCACGACGCTGATAGAGTTTCCGGCGGTTCAGCCATGATCCGCCTCGCCCTCTGCCTCCTGCTGCTGGCCACCGGCGCCAGCGCAACCGAGAACATCATCGACGTGCAGCACGACAGCCAGCGCGGCGTCACCTGCTACCTGCTGAATGGGGTCGGCATCAGCTGCATCCCCGACAGCCACCTGCAGGCCGGCAACGAGCGCCAGCTCTCCCCGCACGAAACCCAACCCGAACCTACACCCGCTCTGGCGCCTGGGCGCTGGATTGATGAGAGGTATCAGCTGTGAGCGCAGTAACTGATCAAGATGTTGAATTTGCGCAGGCTGTGGTCGCCCTGGCGCGCCAGCACGGCATGACCGGTATTTCCATGGAGTTTCGGCAGAACTTCGACCTGGCCCAGGTGACCGGCTGCTACTGCGGCAAGCGAATCACCTGGTCGGAAGGTCGCCACGGTGACTCCAGCGATATCAAGTTCCGCACCGAAGCTGAAGCCTCATTCCCAGAGCTGCCCGAGGTGCAGCCATGACCGACCTGATCGAAGTGAGGACCGCAGACCTGACCGGCGAGGCGCTTGGCTGGGCCGTCGGCAAGGCGGAGGGCCTGGACGTGCTCCTAGCCCCGCCGCAGTACGGCAACCCATGGCGAGTATTCGCGCGGTACCAGGGCAAGGCCATCGAGCACACCAAGCGCTACAACCCGTGGGAAAACTGGGCGCTGGGCGGACCACTGGCTGTGAAGTATCAGGTGTCGCTCATCCCGGAAGCCCATGAAGGGCCCGAGGGCACTGAAATGTCGGAGCGCTGGCGGGCCAGCGTTTACTACAAGGCAGGCGAGCACTACGGCACGGACTATTGCGACACCGCCCTGATTGCTGCGAGCCAGGCAGTAGTCGCCACTGAGTTCGGCGATACCGTCCAAGTGCCCAAGGAGCTGCTGTCATGCCCAAACTGATCAAAGTGCACACCTGCGACCTGGCTGGCAAGGCGTTGCTCTGGGCTGTCGAACTGGTCGACGGGCAAATCCCGCCGGCGGCCGGCCAACTGCAACTGCCACTCAGCGGCCAGGCCATCGACGACGCGACCGGCGAGTATCTCATCGAAAAGCACAGCATCTGGATTGACCGCGGCTACAGCTGGCCCTGGCTGGCCTGCGTGTCAGGTCACCCGCTGGACCGCCGGCCCGGTGATACGCGGGCCGAAGCTGCAGCCCGGGCGATCGTGCACCACGCCCGCGGCGAAACCATCAAAGTACCGAGGGAGCTATGCCAATGATCCTTCCCCTGATGTACATGGCCTACCTGGTATGGAAGGCACCGCGATGAGCAAGCCGCATGCACGAACCAGAACCGGAGCGAAGGTCACTCTGACCGTGGAACTAACGAACCTTGGCTCTTGGGGGCCGGACTGCACTCTGGCCCAGGTCTACCGGCAGGCCCGAGAGTCGGCGGTCGGTCGCCTGAACAAGGTATTCAAGGACCACCTTGATACCACCCGTATTCTCGGCCCGATCGTCGTCGAAGCTGTAACCACCGACCTCGAAAGGCGTTAACCCCTCCCCCAACTACTCAAGCCCGCCGACATGCGCGGGCATGGAGAGCTATTGCCATGACGAAACACAAACACACGCCCGGCCCATGGGAAGTCCTGAACGAAACCGAGGTTTTCACCGGTCTCGGCGCTGACAGCGGCGATGGCGTGAAAGCACTCCCCTCTGACGGCTGGATGATCGCTGACTGCGGCGACTGCGTGACCTTCACCGAGATCGGCCCTGCGGAACTCAGCCGGGACCTGCGCCGGGCCAACGCAAAGCTGATCGCCGCGGCGCCCCTGCTTCTGGCCGACCTGACCGCAGCCGCCGCCCAGTTGCGCAAGTACGAAACCCTGCACAGGGCAAAGGGCACTGCTGACAGCCTGGCCAAAGCCGAGGCCAACGCTGAGTTGGCGTCACGGTTCGAACAGACCATCGCACTGGCCACGGCCTGACCACCAACCTGCCGCCACCGGCGGCGTGGAGACCATCCCATGGAAACCGAAATCCTTTCGGACGAAGAGCTGGTGGCGATCACCGGCTACAAACCCCGGGCGTGGCAGCGCCGTTGGCTCACAGAAAAAGGCTGGCACTTTGTCGAGAGCCGCGGCGGCCGGCCACTGGTTGGCCGCCAGTACGCCCGCCAGAAGCTCAGCGGCGTGGTGATTGACACCGTGCCGGTCGCTGCCGCCCCTCCACCAGCGCCCGCCTGGACCCCTGATTTTTCCCGAGTGAAGTGAAATGCGCCCAAGGAAGACTGAAAATCGCGACCTGCCACCAGGCATGTATCGCCGCAAGAGACAAAAAGCTAATGGCAAGGTGTGGGAGGCCCTGTACTACAGAGACAAGTCTGGCAAGGATATCTTTCTCGGCAATGACCTGGTGAAGGCCAAGTTGAAGTGGGCGGAACTGGAGGCCAAGTCGGTGCCGAAGGAACTGACCACTATGAGGGGAATTTTCGACGAGTACCTGCTAAAGATCATCCCGGGCAAGGCCGCCAGGACCCAAAAAGACAACATCTACGAGCTCAAGCAGTTGCGCGCCGTGTTCGACTCGGCGCCGATTGACGCCATCACGCCAGCGATGATCGCCCAGTACCGCGACTCGCGGTCGGCGAAGACCAGGGCGAACAGGGAAATCGCCCTGCTCTCTCACGTATTCAACACGGCCAGGGAATGGGGGCTCACCACCCGGGACAACCCGTGCCTGGGCGTGAGAAAGAACAAGGAGAAACCTCGCGACTTCTACGCCAACGAAACAGTTTGGCAGGCGGTGTATGAGGAGGCTCCACCGGAGCTGAAGGATGCGATGGACCTCGCGTACCTGACTGGCCAACGGCCGTCGGACGTGCTGTCCATGCGAAAGGACGATATGGAGGGGATCTACCTGCTGGTAAGCCAAGGTAAAACCGGCAAGCGACTGAGGATCGTCTTGGAGATGGACGGGGTGAAGAACAGCCTGGGCCAACTGCTCGAGCGAATCATGCGCAGGACCAGCGAGCACCTGTCGCCGTTCTTCATCGTCAATGAGCACGGCAAGCGCATGAGCTGGCCGATGCTGCGCAACCGATGGGCAGACGCCCGAGAGGATGCCAGGGTCAAGGCCGAGGCCGAGAAGAAGCCCGACTTGGCCAATCGAATCGCCCAGTTCCAGTTCCGCGACATCCGGCCGAAGGCGGCGTCGGAGATCAACGACCTGAGCGAAGCCAGCGTGCTGCTTGGGCACTCGAAAGAGGGAATCACCGAACGCGTTTACCGGCGCGTCGGCGCCATCGCCAAGCCTTCAAAATGA